TGGACTCGGTCTTGGCAACCTGTTATCAGGTCAGCCACTAACTGGTTTCCCTAACGACTTTTCCTTCAATTTCGATGGTTCTAATGATTATTTAAAATGCGATATTGGTAGTGATACCAACGCTACATATACTATTTCTTGTTGGATTAATCCTAATTCATTATCAGATTATATAAGACTTGTACAAGTTGATAATACCAATCAAAGATTTTTAGGACTACATGGAAATGGTAAGGTTATAAGTAGTTATTTTAGTGGTAGTTGGAGCGTAGAATATACAAGTACAACATTATCTACAGGAAATTGGTATCACTTAGCTTTAGTTGATGATGATAGTGAAACAAAAATATATATTAATGGAGTTGCAACAACATTATCAAATTCTATTCAAGTTAGTGGTTCTAATATATATATAGGCTCTCATAATGGTACTGGTAATTTTTTTGATGGCAAAATTGATGAGGTCTCATTTTTTAATACTGCATTAAGTGCAGATGATATTTCTAAGATTTGTTCTAAGCCTGTAGACCTCTCCAAAGCATCAACTTACGCTACAGATAAAACTTCCAACCTTAAACTATGGCTCAGAGCAGGGGATAAGGTACTACCAGAAGAAGATACCTCAATCGCCAGAAGTGACTTCTATACTGATTTTGATGGTACGGATGACAAAATAGATTGTGGTAATGATTCAAGTTTACAAATTACAGGTGCATTAACTGCGTCAGCATGGGTTAAATCAACTGCATCGGGAACTCAAAGGTTTGTCACTAAGTACGATGGAACAAATAAATGTTTTTATTTAGCACTACAAACATCTACAGGAAAATTTAGGTTTAATATTACAAGTAGTAATACTGAAGTAGAGGTAGACGGAACAAGTAATTTACTTGATAGTAGTTGGCATCATTTAACTGCTGTATATACCCCAAGCACATCAATAAAAGTTTATGCTGATGGTGTTTTAGAAAACACTAATACATCTTCTATTCCTGCAAGTTTAGATAATGATAGTGTGAATTTTGTTATAGGTTCAGAGTCTGATGATGATTTGCCTTTTACAGGTAGTATAAGTTCAGTATCTCTTTACAAAACAGCACTCGATGCTCAAACCATAAAGCAATTTGCAAAATCACGCTATACTCCCATGAGAGACAATCGCTTTTCTGTAGTGGATTTTGATGGTAGTGATGATAAGATTACATTTACAAGGCAAGTATTTACAGGAGCATTTACTATTTCTTGGTGGTTCAATGGTGATGTAAATACTAACTATAAGGGTATATTAGTAGATAGTACCGATATTAATAATACTAATATTGGAGTAGAGGATGTTAATGGGCAAGTAAGAATATATATTCAAGGTTCGGGTAGAGCTATTTTAGGTAGTGTTCCTAATAATGAGTGGTGTCATATTGCCTTTACAAGAGATGGAAGTGGCAATATAAAAACATATCTCAATGGGGTAGCAGGTGGTACTTCAACTGATACAGATACTTTTGCATTAGATACAATAGGTCGTAATTGTGTAATGAGTATATCATCGGTCAGTATGTACAATGTAGAAAAATCAGCAGATGAAATCTATGCTCAATACTCTAAAGGTATTACTCATAATCCAAGTGCTGATACAGGGTTAGTAGGACTATGGTTGATGGGGGATGACACATCTGCATCATATCCTACCATAGCAGATTCAAGTTCTAACTCAAACGATGGTACGATCACAAATGGTGCATCTGATGACATAGTACAGCAAATGGTTGCAGGTTATGACATGGGGGCATTTGAGAGTACAGGACAGGAATTTAATGGTGAGTTAGTAGATACAAACGCAAGTACATTTGAAGGAACATCTACTTATGCATGGGGAGCTTATGGTAGCAATACTATTGTTAATGATTCTAATACATTAAAAATTACAAGAGTAGATAACAATCAAGGTGCTTATTGGTTTTTAAAAAATGCCTCAGATTTAAGTACAAATTTAGTAGTAGGAACAAGATATTTACTATCTGGTGATTTTCTTACTACCGATGCCTCAAAGACCTATACTGTAAGAGTTAGTAATGTAAGTCAAGATATAACACATTCTGGATTAAATAATACTTCTTTTGTAACAAAAACATTTGAATTTAATGCACAACACGCTACAGATGTTTTTTTAGTTGTGGAAAGTTTAAGTGGTAGCCAAGTTGTAAAGGTAGATAATCTTTCCCTTAAAGAAGAAATCCAATCACCAAACCTATCAGACACTCACCCTGCCATCATAGATGTAAATGAGCCTGTTCTTGGAGCGGAGGCAGTTACAAGTTTCACAAATTTTAGCAGTCAATATGAAACATTTACAACAAGTGGTAACACTATAACAAATGCTACTAATTCAAGTGGTGGTGATGCGTATGCGTATTCTAATGAAGTAGGAGCATCTACTTCTAAAGTATATAAAATAGTAGTGGAAGGAACAATTTCTGGAACATTACTTATATATGCAGGGCAAAGTGATGGTACTTACACTTCTGGAGATTTCAAAACAGGAACTTCTCATTCCGCTCTTGCAAGTGGTACAAATACATATTACACTACTTTTTCTGCAACTGATAGGGATTTTCTTTGGTTAGTGGCATCAGCAAGTTCAAGTTTTACAAATGGTTCAATATCAGTCAAGGAGGTAAGTGGAAATACAGGCACAATGACAAATCAAGCCACAAGTGATCTAGTCTATTCCTCAGTTCTACCAGATCAATCCTTTCTCACAGGAGTAAACTCTGCGTATAACTTTATAGACTTGGATGGAAGTGATGAATACATTGATACAGGTACAGGTATTGGAGACTTCTTAGGCGATAACTATGCAGGTGATTTTTCAGTAAGTATGTGGTTTAATGCAGATGCTAACTCAAATGGTCTATTTAACGCAGGAACATCATTCGGAGGTGACCATGGTGAATTTAGTATAATTGCAGGGGGTAATTTTGTTATATATTTTAATGATGCAGGTTATAATAAACAATTTACTGCACCATCAACAGGTACATGGAATCATATAGCAGTTTCATTTGATGCAAGTAGTGAATCAAATCTAAAAATATTTTTAAATGGCTCTCAAGTTAGCTATAGTGGTAGTGGTGGAAGTTTTCCAAGTGCAGGTGATTTGGATTTTAATAGTACTAAAATAATAATTGGTGCTTATCATAGTTCAAGTTATATGTTTAATGGCAAAATAGGGCAAACAACTTTTTATAATAAAGCATTAAGTGAAACAGAGTTGTCTGGAATTTACACACTTGGCAGACATGGCAACCTACTTGATAGTTATTCAGATAACTTACTTGGATATTGGTTATTGAATCCTACTCACTCTAATCCAGACTTAACAGGGAGTAATAAAATACTTGATAGAAGTGGTAATGGTAATCATGGTACACAAAATGGTGGGGTAAATTTTCTTGGTACAAATGATGGCACAGTTGCGGGTACACCAGATTCAATCACAATTCGTGAGGGATTAAACTCTAACAAAGATGGATTAGGATTTCCGTTAAAGAATGCTGATAGTCATGTGTTAAGGCTAAATGGTGTTGATGAACATTTAAAATTGCCTTATACAAAGTCATTTAATATGGGAGATGGTAGTTTTACTGTAACTGCTTGGATAAAAACAACTCTTGGTGTGGGAGATAGTATTCAAACAATATTATGGGCAAGAGACAATGATGATAGTTTTAAAGGATTTGAGTTTCAAGTAGACGATAGTGCCGATAGACCTCGTTTTATATTAAGTGATGGTACAGGCACAGAATGCAATGGTTCAAGTAGTACTGTAGAATCTAACAAATGGCATTTTATTGCAGTAGTTGTAGATAGAGAAAGTGATTTAGCAAAAATATTTTTAAGTGAGTCAGATGGAAGTGCGTTAAAATGCCAAACTACAACAGATATATCTGCAAGGGGAAATATTAATGCTACTCCAGATTGGTATGTAGGAAAAAGGAATAGTGCAACTACTCAAGATTTTATGGGTATTATAGATGAATTAATGGTATACAATGTAGCATTAACTGCTCTTGAAGCAGATGGTACTACTGTTGAAGCAACTGATGTTGTTACATCTGGAGAGTTATTAAAGAATTACAAATTTTCTAAAGGAAAACACAAAAATGACTAATACATATTTAATATTAACAAAAGCAGTATATGAAGGTAAGCTACCAAGCAAACTCAAAACTGCTGAAAGATTGTCTTGGAACGAGTATACTTATAAAGATGTTGAAAAAACTGCTACAAGAATGGTAGATAAATATGATTACTACCCATCAGATGATAACACAAAAGCTGAAATAAAGGCGTATATGGACGATTGTGACGTAGATTATTCATCAAGCGATACCAAAGCTGAGTTATTAGAAAAACTCATGTTAGAGCCTCATTCTGTACCACAAGTTGAAGAAGAGTATAAGTATACAACTCAAGAAGTAGATACTACTACATTACAAGACCCAACTTGGCAAGAATGTGCATTTAAATACGGAAAGCTTGGAGCACCAAGATGGAACAGTGACAATACAAAGGTTCTTGTTAAATATGAATTAGCAATAGCTGATGGAACTTTAGATCAAGTCAAAGGAGTAAGTGGTATTACTGCTTTATCTCATAGTGAAGCTATAACTGAAATGCAAAAGGATGAATGGGTTGGGGAATAGAGGCAACTCTTTGGCTGAGTTTGCAGTTACCATGGCTATCATGGCTACTTTGGCTACTACCGCAGCTCCTGCTTTTAGTCGTATCGGTGAGGGAGCTAAAGCTAAACAGACAAAAGCAAATTTAGAAAAAATTACAAAAGCATCTACTATGTGGTATAACCAACAAGTAGAAGTTTATGGCATGGGTAAGTTCCCAAGTCAAGCACATAGAACTAGTAGCGTAGGTGTGCTATTAGATGATAATGATAACAGAAGAATAGAAGTTGAAGAATTATTAGAGGCTCAGTTTGTACCAGTATTTAGTGACACAAGTTTTTTACATTTATTTGACAATGATACAATCAAGAGTCCTTACCAAAATGGTTTATATGCATACGCCATTATTGGTGGGTCAGGTACAGGTAATAGTATCGTATCTCCAATCTTTGTTGTGGTAGATACAGAGAATCCTGAAGATTTTTATAAGTATTACAAACCATGAATAAAAATGAAAAAACTGTATTTGCAGGGTGGATTTCTTTTTTAGTTTTATTACTAGTAATTATTACTACTTGTAGTGGGTGTAGTGGGAATTGGATTATTGCAGGAGTAGATATAGCTCCTACTGACTCTATTACAACAGACTTTATGATTATAACAGACCAAGATAGCGTTAATCATTGGTATGTAAGAACTACTGCACAAGGTGGAATACTTGTAGGTGATAACTGGTGTCATAGACATGAAAAATGGGAAACAGTTCAAAAGAAGTGAATGAGAAGCCAAAGACAGCTAGGAGTTACAGGACGGGAATTATTGATGATAATTTTTCCCTCCATATTAATATCAAGTGGCTTGGTCAGTTGTTTGTGGCTATCGCTGGTATTGTTTATGGATACCTACAAATTACAAATAGAATTGCAGAACTTGAGCGAGGAATGGAACTTGCTACTGCCAACATTGAAGAACTTGTAGATAAACATATGATAGAAGAACAGAAAGAAAGAGAAGCAATGGAAGAACGCATATCTTTCTTTGAAAAAGAATTAAACCTTAACCCTTTTAGCTGGAGAAAAAAGAAAAAGTAATGCATCAACCAATACCAAACCATTGTACAGATTGTGATAAGCCGATAAACAATACAGATAACTGGGTCTGTAGCAAATGCAATTCATATGAGGAAGAATAATGGACTTTCTAGCAGTTTATTCAGAAGCGGGTATGATTGGTGTCGTAGGGGCAATGTTTGTGTTTATGGTTTATTCAATGAATAAGCGTGGAAATGAACAAGCAGAATCATTACAGAATTTAAAAGTTGAAAATAAAGGACAAAGTGAAACACTTGAGAATATGGAGAGTATGGTTATTAAGCTTATTAACCGCTGGAATAAAAGTGACGACAAACTTGACAGGAAGTTTGATTCACTTACGAAGGAGATTAATGATTTGGACAATCAAGTATCGGAAATAAAAGGAAGTTTAAGTAGAGTAAATGGAAAACACTAAACCAATATCAGATAGTAGTTTAATGACTATAAGTCTGCCTATGATTATACAAGCTGTTACTTTTGTAGTTATGCTTGTGTGGGGATATAGTCAATTAAATGCTCGTATATCTTTTTTAGAATATCAAGTTGCAATGAACGAAGAACATATTATAGATATAGAAGAAGATGCTGAAGCCAATCAAGATGCTGAAATACCAGCTGATATTAAACAAAATCAAAGAATTGAATACTTAGAAAGAGAAGTAGAAAGATTAAGAAATAATGGATAGTGTAAAAGTAGCATCAGCAAGTATTTTTAATTATAGCTTATCTTTAGCACATGCAAGTTTGTTTTTACAATGCATAGTTGCAATTATGACTATAATATATTTAAGTTATAAAATAAACATAATAAGGAAACAAAAATGAGTAAAGCAATATTAGCAGGAATTATAGATAAAGCTAAAGACCATATCGTAAATGAATACGCAGATGGTATGGTAGACCATATACAGTCTGATGAGTTTAAGGAAGTCTTAGCATCTAAAATTAATAAAAAAATAGATATACCTTTTGTATCTGAAGAAAAAGAACAGATATTTTTTGAAAAGTGTGTTGATTTAGTTACAGATGTAATTGAGGGAATAGTAAAGAAGTAATGCCAAAGTTTGGTAAAAGATCTCGTGAAAGACTTAAAGGGGTAGACTCTAAGTTAGTTAATGTATTAAACGAAGTATGTAAGTACTTTGATATTACTGTAATAGAGGGTTTAAGAAGTCAGGAGAGACAAAATGAATTGGTTGCACAAGGTAAAAGCAAAACTAAATTTGGTAAGCATGTCGCTGGGAAAGCTGTGGACATTGCTCCTTATCCAATTGATTGGAATGCTAGGGATGATTTTCATTACCTTGGTGGTTTTGTTTTGGGGATAGCAGCTAAGATGGGAATTAACATTCGTTGGGGAGGCGATTGGAGTGATTCAAGTTTGAGTCAAGGTAGAAGAACTACTAAAGACAATAATTTTGACGATTTAGTTCACTTCGAGTTAAAAGAGTAACATGGGAGTTTACTGTGAAAATAAAAGACAGAGTGGTTATCTTTCCAGATACACACTTTCCAAACCACGATAAAAAAGCATTTGCATGTGCATTAAATGTATTAAAAGAAGTAAAGCCTTCAGCATTTTTATTACTAGGCGATACAATTGATGGTGAATCAGTTAGTCATTGGCAATGGTCTAAAAAGAAAAGACCACCAGTTGAATATCAATTACCAGCAATAGATAAGGAAATAGCAGATGGAAATAAAGGATTGGACGAGATTGATGAAGTTTTACAATTGGTACAATGCAAGAAAAAAATCTTTGCACAAGGAAACCACGAAATCTGGTTCGACAACTTTGTCGAAGAAAACCCCTATTTAACACAGTATTTAAGCAGAACAGCATTTAAATTTGATGAAAGAGGATATGAATGGCACAAATATGGAGAAGTATTTAAAGTACTTGGAAGCAAACTGTACGCTTATCATGGGGGACATTTTATGGGAGTGTCACACGCAAGGACTCATGCCTTGCAAATGGGATGTAACATCATCTATGGACATACCCACGATTGTCAAAAAGCCACAATCCAACATATTAGCGGTAGCCACATGGCACATTCAATGGGATGTTTAACTGATATGACTAAAAGTTATTTAAAAGGTAGACCAACTAATTGGAGTCATAACGTAGGTATATGTGATATATTGTCTAATGGAAATTTTAATTTAGTAGTCTTAACAATAAGTAATGGCTACACAACATATAATGGAAAATTAATAGGTGCCTAAAGAATTATTTGAAATAAAAGCATTTGAATCTGGCAATATCTATAATGCAGATGACAGAGATATTCCAGATGATGCTGCAGTTTATAGTGAAAACATAGACCCTTATGGACAAAGTGGTTCGTTAATGGCTATACAATCAGATGCTACTGCTATTAAATCAGCTGTAGATGCAAAACGTATGGCTATGATAAATAATAATGGTACACATCAATTAACATACATTGATAATAGCGATGGTTATTTAAAGCAAATAGCAGATGTATATACTGGAAGTCCTGCAATATCTAATTTAGATGCAAGTGATCTTGGTGCTGGTACAATTCCAGCTATGCAAACAAATAATAAAGAAGTACACATTGGTTTAGGGCAATCTAAAGATGTTAAATGGGTAGGTAATATTCCTCATTCTCAATTTGGAGGTTCTGTTCCAAGTGGTTTACAATCTGAAAATGCTGAATTAGTAAAGCCTAGCCCATTCCCTGCTATGCATACAGTTGTTAATGATTCAAATAACACACATGTTTACGGAATACAACAAAGTGGAAATTATATATATAAATTTGATGTTTCTAAAGGAGTATTAATAAGAAGGTCAGAATATTTTTTTACAAAAACATTAGCAATGTGTTTATCTAGTGATAACAATCTTTGGGTAATTGATGAAGTTAGTAGCAATCTTATTGTTTTAAAAATTGATTTAGATAATATGGATGTTATTACTAGTAGACCATTAAATAATTTTAGTGGAGATACTTATGTAACAGATATAATGGAATGTGGTAGCGTATTATGGTTAGCAAGTGGAAACAGAAGTACTTCTAGTGATTATTTATGGAATATTTCTGTATCAAATTTAACAACAAGTTCAAGTGCTAGTACTGTTACAAGTAGAACTCCTTATAAAGGAGCAGATGCTTCAAGTGTTTCACCTAATATTGGCGATTGGGGTTCAAGTCTTACAGGTGATACAACTATAGCTCCAGATTTTTCACTACCAAAATTACCTTTAGTTAGAGTTACAGGAAGTAATGACTATATTGGAATAGTTGTAAAGCCAGTTCCTGATGGCGCTTATGTAAAGTGGTATTATGGTAGTGGTACAAATTTTATAGGTCACGATGATTCAACTACTAATGCTAGTAGTGTTAAAGGTCAAATAAGATATTTTTTACAAGTTGTTAAAAATGATATAACTGCAAATGATAAATTAAATCATTTAGGAAATAAAGGTTTAGTTTATGCGTTTAGTTCTGATTTTAATGCAGCATTTGGTTCTGTTTATTTAACAAAGCAAGATACAAATAGCACGTATTTAAATTGGATAGAAAGAGGAACTAGTGGAAGTCAATCTACTTTATATAGATTAACTAAAGTTGCTTATAATCATAGTCAAACAAGTATTGTTGGTGGGACAAGAAATACAATAGGAGCAAATATAGATATAGATGATGCAGTTTTAGATGAAAAAAGTAATTCATATAATGTATTTGCTGGAACGAGTCAAGCAAGATGGGCTGCAGGAGCATCTGGTGCTTTAGCAATAAAAGCCGAAGGAGAAGTTGTATTAACAATATCAGATAATGCAGATGTGGATGGAAGTATAAATCCATCGCATGATCAATTTTACGCAACATCTTTTACCTATGATGGTTATCAAGAATCTCCTTTATCTTCGTGGACTCATATAGATAATGGCAGTATAAGTCAAGATGCTTTAAATGTTAAAATAGATATATATAAAGCAAATCTTAGTAAAAGAGTAACTCATGTTAATCTATATAGGTCAAGTGCAAGTGTTGGAACTGCTACACAACCATCAGGATTTTTTAGATTAATAAAATCAGTACCTTTAAAATCAGGGTGGCTTGCTACAGATTCAAGTACTACTAATCCAAATTGGGGTAGTTATTATAGTAAAACTATTATAGATAGTGGAGCATCATATGCATCTTATGAGGCTAGGACTGGAATATCAGAGGCATTAACTATTACATTGCCTAAATATGGATTAAGTGCTAAAGTAAATAATTTTTTATACATAACAGATTGTTCGCATGCAGATATAGATGATGCAACTAATTATCTGTTTAAATCTAGACCATTCAATTTTGACCAATTTAATTGGGCTAAAGACTTTTTATTATTACCTAATAAAGCAACTGCAATGGAATCGTTTAATGGTAGGTTGTATGTGTTTTCTGAAAATGAGACATATGTAGTTAATCCAGATGGTATGTATATAGAAGATACTATAAAAGGTATAGGGTGTAGAAATCAAAATGGAGTAGTGTCCTCAGAAATAGGTATGTGTTTTATAGATAAGAATAGTATCTATTTACATAACGGACAGGGTATTAATGACATTGGAGCTAAGATTAAAAAAGCTCATCAAATAGATGATACTTATAATTCATATTCATCTTTAGAAAAACTATGCAATTATAGTACTGATGATTATTCTGGAGATATTGTAGCTACTTATGATTCACATCGTAAGGCTTTTTGTTTTTTCTACACTTATAAATATACTGTATCAACTAGTTTTACACATAGTTGCAATTTAACTAATAATGATACTACTGTAACATCTGATGTTGCAAATTCAAACATTGCTCCAAATCAAGTAGTGACAGGAAATCATATTCCTGCAGATACAAAAGTTGCTAGTGTTGATAATGATAATAGATTTGATATAAATAATAATGCAACAGCTACAGCTGTTTCAACGCTTACATTTACTACAAACACAACATATTACGTGCCTCAGTGTTTAGTGTATACAATGCCTAAAAATAGATGGGATGTATGGAATAGAACTAATAGCAGTACAACTACAGATTTTAATACGTATGGTGCAGTACATGGCAAAAACAATGAGTTATTAGTATCTGATACAGACAATGGATTAATTCAACCTTTTGACCCTAAAAGTTCTACAAGGTTAGATAATTTTAAATGGTATAGTAAAAAATTTACAATGGGTGAGTCTACTACAGATAAAAAATTATATAAAGTCGAAATACTATCTGAAGATAATAGCCCTACAATAACAGTAAATACTGCTGAAAACAGTACTAGTTATACAGCGTTAACAAATAAAAAAATATCACGCCATGCACAAGTAAAAATTGCAGTTACTGGTGATTCAAGTGCAACGATAGATGCATTACGACTTGTGTTTAGAAGATTAAGAAGAACAAAGGCTATGTCGTGATAAGTAAAAAACGTTCACAAAAAGTAAACGATACTAATCTACAAAGAGTTGTAGATACAATTTATGATGATTTAAATGAGCTTATTAGTGCAGTAAATAGTAGAGATACTGTTACTGATAAAGAAGAATCATCAGGTAAGGAAGGTGACATTAGAGTAGTTAAGTCTAACGATGGAACATCTTATGAAATACAAGGACGAACTAGCGAAGGCTGGGCTAAAGCGTCATTAACATTAAATACGGAGTAAAACATGCCTCCTAACCAATATCAAGGAGCACAATTAAGTGTTCCAGACCCAACAGGTCAACAACCAAATTTAATAAGAGGAACAGTTAATGCTCCTCTTATGGCAAATTTTTCTGGGAATGCAGTACCTAATCAACCAACAGGGAGTAATTTTAATATGAGTAGTTTTTTAACAGCGGCAAGTCCGTATTTAGGGATAGCATCAGCTGGATTAGGATTGCTATCAGGTGCAATGAATAAACCAAAAAATATAAATCAAGATTTTAGTTTTGATTTACAAAGTAGTGATTATCAAACTAATCCATTTTTAAATCAAAGTATAAAAAATAGTTTTGGATTAGGAAGTGATTTTAAAAACACTTATAAAAGTATGTTAAATCCAAGTAGTTCTTATAATCAAGGTTTGTTTCAAAATCTTAGACAAAATGTAGGAGATATGAGACAACAAACTATAGAAAATATGAACTCAGCAATGGCTGCTAGAGGTATAATGGGTATGGGTAATGTTTATGATTCTATTACTAATAGACAAGCAGGTGACCAATATGCTCAGGGTATGCAAGGAATTATGAATCAATCAGCAAATCTTGCAGGTCAATTTGGTCAAATGGCTACACAAGCTTATGGACAAGGTGGGCAGTTTGCTAGTGGAATAGACCAAAGAGCATTATCTAATCAACAATTTAATGTAGGAAATGAGAATACTTATAATCAGTATTTAAAACAATCACAGTATAATCAACAAGTACAAAATCAAAATGCTAGAGCTGCTCATAGTAATAATATGAGCAATAATTTATTTAATTTAGCAGGTGGGTTTTTTGGAATGGGGAAAACAACATGATAGTACCACAAATGCAACAACGTTACACAGGATACAGTTCTGAAGGTTCTAATAACCTTTTAAGTGCTGTAATGGGTGCTAGAAGAGCATCAGTTATGGAAAGACAACAAGCTATAAATGATGAAATAGAAAAAAGAAATAAAGCAGATTATGAAAGAAGGATAGAAGCTGGTAAACAATTAGGTGCTTATAGAAAAGCTCAGGCAACAGCAGTAGAAAAACAAACTAAAATTAAAGAAGATAGAACTCAAGCAGGAGCATACAATGCACCTAGTAAGTTATATAATGTAGCTCAATGGTTTAATGACAATCTTAATCCTTTTGCGCCAAGTCAAAGTGCTAGAGCAGCTCAAGAAAGTATGTCTGTAGAGCGAACAAGAAATAATCCTATGCCAAATCAAAGTGATTATTTAGATGATGAGTATTATCAAAGTTTACAGATGATGAGTCCAGAACAAATGAATACTTTTTTTCCAAGTAATCAATCTTTGTTAATGAACTTAAATTTAAATAGATAAAGGAAAATAAAATGGATCCTAGAAGAATAATGATGTTAGTAGAAGACTACAACGCAACTCCTGATAAATACACAGATAAAGAAGCTGAAATGATTGCTGCTTTAGCTAAACAATCAGGTCAAGAATTTAAAAGAGAATCAAAACCATTACGCAAACTTGCTTTTAATTTAGCTGATACTGCTAGTTTTGGTTTACTACCAGATAGTATATTTAAACCAGAATCAAGAGGCGAAACTGTTTATGGACAAACTATGATTGATTCTATTGCTAGTGGAGCAGGCGCACTTGGTGGTTTAGTAACTGGTGCTGGTGCTTTATATAAAGGTGGAATGGGTGCTTCTAAGTATTTATCTAAACCTGTAATGGGTACTAAAAACGTAACTAGAGGACAGCAAATGGTAGGGCAAGCTAGAGATTATGCTTCTAGGTCACCATTGTTGCATTCTATGAGAGCATATGGTCAACAAGGAGCTAGTGCCATAAAAGGAACTGTTGCTGGTCAAGCAACCTCTAAAGGTTTTAATAAGTTAGTAAAGAACATGTCTGAAAAACTTTTAATATCTGAAGATGTTGCTAGAAACATTTTAATGGGTGCTGGTGGATTAGCAGGTTTAGGAATGTTATCTACTACAGCAAATGAAGTAAATGATTGGCGTAAATCAGATGGATATGATATGTCATCTTGGGAAATTCGTAATTATGGACTTAGACCTGCATTAAGAGATAAAACAATTCCTGGGGCAATGTACTAATAAATTTTGGATAACTATTACGATGGCTTTAAAGTACAAAGCCTAATCAACACATACAGGTCTAATCCTGATATGTTTTCTGACGACCAGCTTGATGAGCTGGAACGTTTAGCAGAAAACAACCAAGTAAGTTTTAAAAGACTAGAAGATAATTTTAGTCTTACCAGAGCTGTGCAACAAGCGCAGTCTGGGTTTATAGAAGGTCTTACTACTTTTGATTTAGTACCTAAAGAACCACGCAATACAGGTGAAGCTATATTTAGGCAACTAGGTCATCTTGCAGGTTTTGCTCCTGCGATTTTAAAAGCTCCATTATCTTTATTTAGACGTAATGCTGCTTTAAGAAAAATTAAAGGTGATAGTAAGCTATATAAAGCGATTGAAGATGGTATTAATACCTTAGATGCTATGTCTGTACCTATGATGTTTCAAAGAGGTACAAAGAATATTATAGATAGTCAATTATCTAAACGAGGTTTAGAAACAATAGATTATTTAAAAAAAGGAGCAATACCTAGAGCCATAGGAACAGAAGCATTAGGTTTAGGTGTAGCTAGTGCTGTAAGTAATATATGGAAAGGTTCTGATGTTATAGCTGATTCTTTTGTAGGTGGTGCTATAGCAGGTGGAGCTTTTGGAGGTATAGGTAATTTTGTATCTGTAGGTAATTTATATAAAGGTACTCCCGCACAAGTAGACCAAGCTAATAAAATATTAAGAGCTAGTGTAGCATCTGCTTTTATGGGATTACCTAGTACCCTAAGAGGTGACCCCACAGAGATGCAAATATATGAGTATTTATTGGGTGGGTTTTTTGGATACAATACTAGACCAGCTAGAGAAGCTGCTGCTGGTGAGTGGATAATGGGTTCAAAAAAGAATGGATTTACTAGAGACATAAGAGACATAGTAGACCCACAACAATCTAAAGATTGGAATACTATAGATAAAAAAGCACAGGATTATATTTTAAATGAACATCCAGCTCCCTCGTTTAAAAACTCTGAACAATTAGAAGGTGCAACAGGTAGTGCATTAGGTTGGTTACAACATAATTATAAAAACTTTAATTGGAGAAATGCTGCAATTAAACATTATGAATCAATAGACCCTAATTGGAATACATATAGTGAGGCAGGTAAAAATACAAAGATAGCTGAATATTACAGATGGAAAGCTAGAGAAGGTATGACTGTCGATGCATTTGGTAAAATTGCTAATGCAGTAAGTACATCAGAACAATTATATGCAGAAATGCAAAGTGATTTTATGGATCCCTATACTAAGGAAAAAGATTCTATATCTAATATTACTAAGGAAGTATATAAAGATGTAAAAAAGAATGAAAAAGATTCTGTTGTATACAAAGATTTTGATTCTTTTGAAAAAATAATAATTGATGCTACTAAAAAAAGCATGGGTGAAGATGGTACAGATAGACGATTAGAATCTTATATAGAAGATGTAAAATCTAATTTAGACCCAGAGACATTTAAAAAACATGAAAGAAATCTTCGCAAGAAATGGTGGACTGAAACAGAACCTGCACAAGAAGTTGCATTTTTTATAGAAGGTACAGGTAATAATATATCTGTTGATTTTACAAAGAATGAACAAATTAATAATGTATCTATTGGTGAAAAGTATGATAAGATGCCATTAGATTATTTAGGATACGCAAAAGGTTTTAGATTTTTAACACATGGTGTAGATAAAAATGGTGAACCATACAAAGTATTATCACATAGAATGGATGGAGATGGCATTTCATTTAATGTGGGTAGAAAAAAATTAATTAAGATAGAAGAAGCATTAGCTGAAAAAGGTAAATATATATTTAGTGGTGTTAAAGATAAAGACTTTTTATTAACAGCAGATTTTGTAGATAATTTACAAGGGGTAATTGTTACAAAAGATATGATTAAAAACGCTATGTCTAATGACCCTTTAGAATCTAAGGGCATAGAAAGAGCATTTGAAGACGGTAAAGCTTCTGAGCGTAATATATTTGGTAGTGATAAAAACTATGAAAGAAAATGGGTAAGTAATATTTTACATCATGCTATGTTAAATGGATTAGTAAATAATCAAACTACTGTAAGAAATTTAAATTTAAAAAACTTACTTATGCATGAAGGTTATGGAAAATCAGTAGCTGATTTAAATAAAAGAATGACATTATTAACAAATAGAATGGCACCAATGCAAAAAGCTAGTTATGCTGAAACTAATCCTGATGGACAGATGAGAGGTATAATAGTTAATGATATAAACACTACAGGTAAAAGTGATACTGATGGTGGTTTAATTATAGCACATAAATTTTTTGATAGAACATTAGATGTTTTAGGTTTTGACCCTAGAGCAGGTCATATAAAGCCTGTAATAGGAGGGCAAACAGGTTTATCTGCTTTGTTTACTAAATCTAATGGTCAAAGAGCTTCTACAGAATGGAATAAATTTATGGAAAGTAGAGGTTTAGATTTTATTGTATTTAATTCTGGTGCAAAGCTTAGAGGAGATTTAAAATCATCTCAGTTATCAATAGATTCTTCTACTGGTAAATTATCATCTAGAGGCACAATTGTTCATACGTTACCTATAGAACATTTACAAGTAAGTACAGGTACGTATGAAAATCCTGTAAAGTCTGTAAAAGGCGATGAGTTACCATTGCAGTCTTATGGGCAAACAAATAATATACAAGCAAAGGGATTTGCTAAAGAATATATAAGTGATGTTTTAGATAGATCTTTAGCTGGTAGTAGAGCTGGTCAAGAGTTAGTAAAACAATATGACCCTAAAAAAATAGAAAAATTTATAAAGTTATTTGAAGCAAATGAATTAGGTGTAATGGAGCTACCTATGGATTTTGTAACTAAGATATTATTAAAAGACCCTAGCACACCATTAGCTAAAAAGTTTATGGATAAGTTAATGAGATTAGAAACAGATGGATTTTTAGATTTAGATTTTGAATTTGATTCTAATAGTAACTATAGAGAGTTTCATGCAAGTAATAAAATATTAGCTGAAGCTATGGCTGGTACTTATGCAGTAAGAAATGTTTTGTTTAGAGACAATTACCATAATGCATTAAAGAAATATTTAGTAAAGAGATATGCTAATCCATTTATTGAGACTGCTGGTAAGTCTTGGTTAAAAGCTTATACTCCTGACCAATTAATTAATAAGATTGTTGACCCTGCATTAACAAAAGAACAAAAGAAAGGATTAAATGAAGGAGATTTATATTTAGATAATATGTTTAAGCGTATGCTTGTAGAGCATAAGCACATACCTAAAGAAGATTTAGAAGCCATATACCAAAGGAAATTAGAATATGCACAAAAAAATGATAGCAAAGCTACTATGGAAACTATCGACAAGCGAGTCACGTTGGGCGAAGCTTGGGAGCAATATCTTGGGAACTACTCCAGAAAAAACCTTGAGGCGTGGAATAACACATTTGACCTCGTTGTCATTCGCACTCCTGCTGATAGTATGTCTGGCACGAGGGTCTTACGCTTTAGGGGTTTTACAGGGCAAAGAGGCTCTGGCTCGTTCACGCACCACAAGGATAATATATACCTTGGAGGTGCAGACAAAGACGCAGACAGTATCAAAATATTCCAAGGATTTAATAAAAATTTAAGAGACTATTATATTAAAGTAAAGGATGAGAGAAGTCATTGGAAAGAAGGAAGTTCTTATGACAAATTTATAAACAAATTGTTTAGACAAGAAGGTATGACTGATAAGGAAGTTCAACGCTTTACTGGTTATAACAAAAATCCAAAAGATAAAGAATATAATAGAGAAGATGATGTTTACAATAGAATGTTTATGTTTAGCCCTGCATATAGACATAAAGTTGCACAGAATAGTATAGCTGGTAAAGGTGGTTTGGGTTATGGTTTAAGTGCTAAAATCGTAATGCAAAACTGGAGAGATTTTATAGCTAACAATGGAGGTAGTGTTGAGTTTCCTTATCAAGATTTAGAAAAGGGTTCTTTAACTGATTATATTGCCAGAGTATCTTTAAAAAAGGGAAAGATAGAAGGTCAAACTAGAGACCAATTTTTTAGAGATTTAGGTACAGCTATTGTTAATAAATCAGCTGATGCAAGTACAGACCCTACGATAAGAGCTTATCCTATTTTTAGACAAATGTTATTTGATTCTTTGTTTAAAGTCGAAAGTTTTAATGCTAAAACAGGTGAGAAAAAAGAAACTATTGATACAAAAACTGGTGAAGTAACTCAAGATTATATAGGATATAAAAGCATACTAGAGTTAGCTCCGTTTGGTGACTTAGCAGCAATAAAAGACGCTGTTAATATTGCTAAGCCTGCTTCTCAAGTTAAAAACGTATCTTATAGATTAATTAAAGATATTGCTTTAGATAATGTATCTCCAGAAATATCTAAAAATATTGGATTAACTGTTGGTGAAAGAGCTAATTATGTTAGAAATAATAAAACATATTCTTTAATTAGGTTAGAGAATGTTAGTAGGAGAATGATTGAACAAGATAAAAAAAGCAAAAATCCTAAAGGTTTAGTTTTAGGTAATGCTAGGTATCAATCAACTCCTGTAGCTAAAAGTGCTATGAGTTTATATGATGTTGGTCATGGCATAAATAACGTACAATCTAAATTGTTTGCTAAAGGAGCAGATACTGTTATACCTCAGATAGTAAAAAAGATGTACGATGCTGGTATTCAATACGATTTTTTAAATTTTCCAGCGATACAAAATAATTATAAAAAATTATATTCTAATGCTGATATAGAATCACAAGGGTTTACAGGATTGACTAGATATAGTACAAAAGAAATGTCAAAATTTATAGAACAACACCTTGGCTTATTGTTATCTGATTTAAGTTTAGCATCTCCTTCTCAAGTAAGTTATGCTATACAACAACAAAGAAATATAGGTAGAGCATTAGATTACATAGGTAAATCATTAGGTAACTTTGCTACAATAGAATTGTTAAATAAAAATTTTATTGATATACATAAAGCATTTAGCGATAAAGGTATAAAAGCTAATGTAATAGAAAAAGTAATACCTGCTATTGTAAAAGAAGTAAAGATGTTAAAGTCTAGATTAAGTATTGAGAATAGACATAAGCTAGATAAAGATGGAATACAATTAGATGTAGAAGCAGATATAAATGCTTTTAATAAACGATTAATTAAAAATGCAAATGAATTTGGAATAGATCCTAAATTGTTTCTTGATTATTATCATAACTTGTTATTAAGTCCTATAACAGGACAGAAAGCATATAAGGGTTCTAAGTTTTCTAAAAATACATTTTATAAAGATATACATAGTTCATTATCTATACCATTTTCTACAAAGAAAAACTTTTATCAAAAAATGGAATCAATGCATGAACGTTCAGCAGAAACAGATACTGCATTATTAGATAATAATCCTATAAAAATTGTAAAAGAAAAAAATCCAGAAGACCCTATAACTACATATGAAAATAAACAAATTCTTCACTTAAAAGATAAGATTAAGAATATAGATGTAGAAGCGTTGGTTAAATCAATTGATTTTGAACAAGGGTATATTACAATAGGAGGTAGGAATATAAAAGAACCTAGACTTACAGCGTACTATGGAGAAAAAGGTACTGATTATTCTTATTCTGGTAAAGACCCTATAAAACCAAAGAAATTTACACCAGAGTTATTAGCTTTAAAAAAACAAGTAGAGGAACTTACTGGAGTAGAATTTAATTCTTTACTGGTAAATAAATATAGAACTGGTAAGGATAGCATTGGAAAACATGCAGATAATGAACCAGAATTAGGAAGTAATCCTATTATAGCGTCTGTTAGTTTTGGAGCAGAAGTACCTTTTATTTTAACAAGTAAAAAAGGTGGTAAGGATTATAAGATAAATTTAAAAAATAATGATTTGTTAATAATGCAAGGTGGAACTCAAGAGAATTTTTTACATTCAATACCTAAAGACCCTACAGGTAAAAGAGGTGAAAGAATAAATATAACATTTAGAAGAACTAATATGAAAGGTTCTAAACCTACAGATAGAGTTAATTTAGAAGGTGTTGGTGTCGTAAGAAAAGAACCTATTAAAAAAGAAACTGCAGCAGAAAAGCAGCCAATTAAAGAAGAGTTTTTAACTATTAACGAAATGATAGCAAGTGATGCTATAGAAAAACTAGCTATAAATGATAAGCAACTAGAACAAGTAAAACAATTTAGAAAGAATCTTAACGAACATAGAGTAGTTAAGAATAATTTTGAACAATGGTTTGAGTATTTTACTTCAATTATTAAAGGTGGTATTGTTCCAAGAGAAGCAACAACATTTAATATGAATGATGTTATTGCAGTTAATAGATATTTTAAAGGATTGCAAGACCCATACAATTTAGAATTTAAATTAAAGTATTGGTTTCTTGACCCAAGGTTTGTTGATGAAAAGTTATCTACTAAGGGTTTAATTAATAAGTATTTTTCTTATTTTGGTAAAGTACAAATAGGTAAAGGTAAGTTTGAAACAAAACCTATATTTAGTTTTACTAGTCCTATTGGAGAAATAGCAAAATATTTACAAACATCTGAACGCTATGTAAGTAAAGATTTAAAGTTTGCAGAAACAAAATTGTTTAAACCATTTGAAAGAATATTGAAAAACTTTGATGTTAACCAGCAAAGTAAATTAATGGAAGATTTATTTAAATACGTAGAAGAAGGTTATAGACCTACTGATGCTAAAACATTAAGAACGTTAGAAAAATTAGATACAGCTAGAAGAGATTTATTTGAAGGCATGCAAAAGTGGATATACACTCAAGATGCTAAAGGAAATAAAGCTACCAATAATCAAGGTGAATGGATTATGGATAAAGATTTTTTAGGCTGGTATCAGGCTACAGGTGGTGTTTTAAATAAATATATGAGATGGGATAAATCAGGTAAGATGGATTTAGAGCATTTTAGAAAAAGTGTTATTGAAAGTGGTAATATAAATAAAAAGGAAGTTATTGATATAGTTGGTACTGATGGAATTAAAAGATACCAAAAAGAACATAAACTTGAAAGACTTATATTAAATAAACCAGAAAATGATAATCTTACCTATAGAGTAAGTATGAGAAAAAAATATAAAGGTATTGGTGAAATTAATTTAGATAAGTACATGCCTCATTTGAATTTTGGATATAATGAATTTGCTAGAAAAGAAATAGCATTATATTTAGAGCAAAAAACAAATGATATATATGACGCTACTTATAAAAAAGCTAAAGGAGCAGGTCTTTCAGAAAAGGAGTCAGGTAAAAAAGCAGCAAAAGCAGCAAAAGAATTTGTTAGAGCTAATGAAAACAAATTAATACAAGCAGGTGAATTTTTTAGTTATTCTGAATTAGTAGAACCTGCTATATTAACAGAAGCAGATTTAAAATCATCTGTATCTGAGCAAGGTAGTTTAGCTAATGTTTTAAAAGCTAGAGATGCTAATGCGCCAGGATTTGATAAAAGACCAGAAGTTATTTTAGATTACATTAATAAAGTTATTAGAGGTTATTATAAAAATGCTGTTGCTATTAAAGGTCAATACGAAATAGATAACATGTTAAATAAAAATAGGAATTATAAACCTAGTGAAAAGGAAGTAAAAAGATTACAAGGTAGTGTTTATAAAAATGATGTTCAAGTATGGGGGGATTATATAAAATTATATTTACAAAGTATATTAGGACATCAATCTTATTTTCAATCAGGAATGTTAAGTGGTCGAGATCCATTAAAATTAAAAGACAAAAGAAATTTGTTTTATTTAACATCAGATGAAAATGTTATAGGTATATTTGAAAAGTTTTATCAAAAGAAAAACATGTCAGCTCCCTTTTTTACTCATGCTCCTAAAGGAAAAGAGGCAAGAAAGGAGTACTTTAGTCGTAAATTACATGAATTAGGTAGGATGGAAGCCCAGTATCAATTAATGAGCTTACTAGCCAATACTGGCACATGGGCTACTAATGTACTTAGTGGTAATGCTATGACTGCTGCTAGTGCAGGATTAAATAATTTATTTAGTAGTTATAATAATAAACAAATTTATGATTTGTTATTAACTAGCAATGGTAAAGATGTTATTAAATTAAATAACGGAAAGTTTGCTAAGAATAGAAAAGACTTGTTAAAACATCTAGCAGAGGTAGGTGTTATTGATGCTTTTATACAGAATGAATTTGAAGTAAATACTCAAATGACTAATGGATTAAAAAAAGCTGGAATAAATATAGAAAATTTTAAACGAGATTTAATTGTAGCAATAAAAGATAAAGCAAATCGCAAAGAAACACCATTAGAAGTTATTAATAGATATGGTGTAAAAGATTTAATGGTTAAGTATGGTTCATTTTTTATGCAGAACTCTGAACGCATAAATCGTTTAAATGCGTTTACTGCACATGCATTACAAGCTGTTAAAAAATTTGGAGTTGAGGGTAAAGAATTGTCTATAGCAGACCCATTTGTGTTTGACATGGCTATGAAAGGTATAGAGAATACTCAATTTCTTTATCAAAATTCTGCAAGACCAGCATTTATGAGAACTGCTGTTGGTAAAGTATTATCTAGGTTTAAGCTTTTTGTTTGGAACTCAGTACGAACAAGAAAAGAATTTTACAGACAAGCTAAGTTATATGGTTTTAAACAAAACACTCCAGAATATGAAAAATTTAAAAATACATATATGATAGATATGTTTATGTTTGCATTAGCTAATGCATTTATGTTTAGCATATTTGATACAGCTTTAGCACCACCTTTAGATACTGTACAATCTATAGCAGATAGTTTATATGGTGATAAGCGTGAAAAAGAAATGGCATTTTTTGGTAGCAAGCTAGGAGCATTAAACTTGTTGAAACCTCCTGTTGCTAGAATACCTGATGCAGCATGGGAGCTGCTGACTGGTGACTGGGAAAAGTTTAGTAGTTATACTGCTTATACTATGTTCCCATTTGGAAGAGGCATAAGACAACTTGTTCAATTTGCAGATAAGCCAGAACGAGCAGGTGAAATATTTTTAAGATTACCTGTTAATCAGATACAATCTAGAATTGACAGAGTTAAACGTAGAACAGAACAATTTGAAGACATACAAGGTTTTTTAGGAGATTAACATGAGTAATGGATTAACAGATATAGAAAAACAAGCACATTTATTAGACCAAGAATTTGTAAAAAGAGCATTTAATTCTTGGAATCCAAAATTATATGATGCACAACAATTTAGGTCAGGTAGAAAAACTTATTCTAAAGATATTAAAAATGCTCTTAATAATAGAGAGATCTCTATGTATGGTGGATTAAGACCAGAATTGTATGATAAATTACAGGGAACACATTCACATGATAGTCAAGGTGTGTTTTATCCAGAAACTAATGAAGGGTTTTTACAAAAAGGTGCTAGTGCTGGTACGTTAAATCATGAATTAGGACATTTTGGTAGAATGCATGGAAATATTGACCCTAATCATTATTTAGCAGAAAAATATAATCCTAAATTAAATTTATTAGATAAACTAGACAGGGATATATTTAAAGGTTATTTACCATTTACTCCTTTTAAAACATTGCGTCAAAATCAAAGAATGTTTGGAAAGGACGATGGAGCTAATCAATATGGTCTTACTTACAGAGATAAAAATCCTATTCATCCTTACGATACTCAATATATGTTTGATAAAGTAGCTGAAAATACTGAATATTACAACTCTGCCGCTGATAGCGTAAATCAAGGCTTGTTTAAATATGCTTTTAATGATTATGATTCTAGAGTTGCTAGAGGTGAAATAGAGCCTAATCCTCCAGAACAAGAACCATTAACTAGAAGAGCTATTAAGAGTGTTAGGGGTTGGATGGGCTTAGATTAGTCTATAGTGTAAAAAAACAGTATATTGTACACTTAGGGTAAGTAAACAAAGGCGACTATGGGACTGTTTTTAGGCACTAGGGAGCGTTATATCGACAGATTATTACCTTAGTCAATACAACACTCACCTAGCGTTTTTTACGGGTGTTTAATAGCGTTTTTTATTTACATAATTATTTATAAAATCTGCTAAAATATAGCAGAATAATGCTAGCATATACATACTAATTGTAAATATAAACGCAGACGTACTCAATAAAAATATGTTTAACACCCATTCCCAAACGTTTAGTATTATCATAGCTGTTCCTTTTTACTTCTCCATTTAATGTTGCCTTCTACTGCAAGAGTTGACATTACATAAATATCATGCATTGTAGAATCACCAAAATTAGTATGATGATGTCCATCTTCACCTAAACAAGTTAAAAACCTATTTTCTGTATCTTCTAAGATAAACTTTTCAAATTTATCTATCTCTGGATAGTCATTGTACCATTTCCACCAATCAGCTTGCATATAAAAGTATGCTTCTGGTTTTCTTTCAGAACCATCAGGATTCTTTTCCCAGAATCTAGTAATCATTCCTGTGCCTACAGAATTCCAGTCGTTTATTATACTTAGTGCTTTTTTTCTATCTTTTAGTGGTACACCAGCTACTATTTCTGACCTATACCCCATGTTCGTACTCATCTGGTAAACTAGTTACAAATGGTTCTCTAGCTGCTTCTAAAGCTAGTTCATAAAACCATTCATCGTTTTCTTCTTGTAACGATTCACAGTCTTCTGCAGTTAGAGATACATTTTTATGTGTTATATTTGCTATATAAGCGTCAGAGAGATCTGGATAGTCAGCTATATCAGCACCATATATATTAATGTCTGTAATGTCTTCACTATCTATTTGCTTTTTAACATAATATGTTAGTTTCATTTTATTCCCCTTTTTATTTGTATAAGAAAACATGCAAGGTATATAGCACCATCTAGTGCTTCCTCTATTGATTCTTGCAAGAAATCTCTTTTATCAGTTAAAGGTATGTCACGCCCATACTTTTCTGCACCTTTATCAAGGCGTTCTTGTATGAGCGTGGCAACCTCATCGTTTATACTATCACTCATGTCTACCTAAAGCTACCCACATAGTATCTGGGGTAAGCCTTTTTAGGTTTCCATTGTTACAGTTAACAGCCATTATTCTTACATAACGGTTTAATTCGTCTTCAACAACTTCTAAAGCACCAGCACCTAGCTGTACTTTATAGTTTTTAAAGACTTCTTTTATTTGCTTTTTGTTCATAATACCTCCTGTATTTTTTCCCAAGCAAGCCCATCTGGTGTACGTTTAAATATTTCTTGTACAGTTACATCTGGGTTTTTATTAATGTGATGTAATGGGTCTTCATTAATGTATTTTATTACATCATCATCTAGTTTACTATCGTTTACTTCAATTGTTACAGAGCATAAAGCTTCAAAGTAATATGTTTTCATATAACCTCCTAGATTAACATTTGATATGATATTTTGTCTTTATGTAGCAATAGTACCGCTATTTCTTCATCAGTAATATTGTCTTTTAATACTACATAAGATTCGCCTTCTTCTAATTCTATACCATCTGTAGTATAGCTGTATAAATGATGAGTATCGTTATGTTCATAAACTTCACCTGCATTCATTGACCTAACTATATCAGGTGTGATACCTTTTATAGCTCTTTCAACGTACTGTTCTCCAATTTCAATTTGTTTTTGAAAATGGTCTGTATCTAATATATTTCCCATAAATTCCCTTTATTTGTTTTTTATTATTTTATCTAAATGTTCTTGAGCAATACGTTTTATTGTACCGCTATCAGCACTAGTTGTAATAATTTTATCATATCCATCTATTGCTTTTTGTAACATTTCTTCTAATTGTTTGTATTGTTTAGACATGTTGGACATGTTTGTTTTTCCTTTCCATACGCAGGAAAATTATCGTACCACAAAAATTGTGTTTTAGAACTATTAGGCTTACATACTGGTTCCCAGCAACGTTTACATTTATTACAATGTTTAATGTTTTTATCAGCTTTTTTATCTAATCCACAACTTTTATGTCCCTTTGTTTTTGTAACTTCGTTTCTAGTAGTCCTTGCCAAGAAGTTCTCTATGATATGAGCCATCTATATATTCCTTTATACGATTATATTTAATTTTAAGTAATGGTACTGCATCTTTAACGTGAGGACATGATGTAAAACTTTCCACATGGTTTAAGATACTAGTTATATCTTCTATGTCTGTTTGGATTTGTTTATTCATAATTATCTCCTAGTTGTTAAAAGGTGGCACTAACGCCAATCAGTACCACCCTTAAGTTTGCTCTGCCACATACCAGTATCAGAGCTATCATATGTCAGCCTTTTCCAAATATTATTTAAAAAAGACTCTTCTACCCCGTTATTTGTTTTAATAAGAGTAAGAAGTCTTTGTAACGTATAGTTACTAATGGTTCTCCTCTATCTTCCTTTATGATTTGTCCATAAACATCATCACAAGGTTTATATAGGTCACCAATTTTCTTACGAGCTTTTACTTGAAATTTATATGGTACAGAATCACCTTGTTTATCTATAGTCATATCTACTTCTTCGTGCCAACCAAGGGATCTTCCATCTGAACCCCACGCTCTGCGTGATTCAAAGCCAAATCCTTTAGCTAGATTAACACATTCTCGTTCTACTCGATTGCCTTTTTGTTTAGCTGCTCTACCTCCGCTCATTTGTATAATCCTCATGTTCTTTATATGGATTATTCTCATTCAATGCATTTTTACATATATGTGCAATTAGAATAGTCATTCTTGCAGATTCTTCTGAAGTATGTTCGTCTTGCTCACCTATAAAGAAATCTTTATAAGCGTTACTTACATATATTTCAGTACCAGCTTTTTGTCTTGTTACATTCCATTCGTATTTAGCCATGTTATTCTTCCTCTTCTGATTTTCTAATAACATCATCATATTTAGGCATGCCTAGTAGCTCAAATATATTATCAAGTGCTTCTTGACCATCGCTAGACATACGTTGTCTATCAGTATGTTCTAAATCACTTAGTAATGATATTAATTGTTGCATCTTAGTTGATGCTAAATTAGGATATATTTTCATAATAACCACCTTTTTCTTATGCAGAAACTCCAAAGTAATTCAAACTTTGTAATTCCTACGTTAAAATGTATGTGTTCACTCTCTTTTTGTGAGGCGTATCCTGCACCAAACAAAAATAAATTGAACAATATTATTCTATTACTATGATAGGTATTGGTTCCGTCACTATCTACTCTTTTTGATATTTTAACTATTGGTACACCTAGTATAGTGTAATGTGTTGTATTTTTCATAGTACCCTTTTATTTATAAATGAGGGAAGTTGTTAGCTCCCCTCACTTATGTTGTTTATTTAAGCATATTTAGAAAAACTAAATGTTTTCCAATCAAATGCTGTAACTATTTCAAAGTCTGATTCATCACGAGACGCAAGAGATTTTATCTTACGCTTTTTACTTTGTTTATTACCCATAAACGCTATGATTTTATCAGATTTTTGTGCTACATCACTAGCACCTTTAGCACTATATACATCAAGCTCTTCACCTTCTTTATGTCTGTAGCTTGCACTTTTTGATAAATGGTTAACTGCAAGTACAATAATGTCTTTTTCGACTGCAAGGTTTTTGAGAGCATTAACAATATATATTTGCTGTTGCAATGGTTCTTTTTTAGCAAACTTAGCTTGTACAACGTCTAGTGTGTCTACAACAATAATTTTAACATCATGTTTATCTACCATTTCAGCATATTGACTTATATCAGGTGCTGTGCTGGCATCTATAATTTGTAGATGTTCTAATCTATTGACTGCTTCTTCTATTTTTGGTCTATCACCAGCAATAAACATATTTTCAATTTGTGTTTTGCTTTGGTTTAGAGCAATTTGATAGAATCGTCTAGACATTAGTTTAGCTTGTACTTCTAAAGATAGAAACAATGTTGGAATATCTATATTAGCAATAATGTATTGCCAGAATGCAGTTTTACCTAGTTTAGTGTCACCTGTAAGTACTACAAGCTCACCACATTTGATTACATAGTCTTGTGTCATAAATGGAAATATTTCCTTTATGTTAAAAGACCTATTAGTAAAATCTTCTGTGTAAGCTTCTAGTAATATTTGTGCCATCTGACTAGAATTAACTGCTGTTATATTTTCATCCAGATCTTTGTATCTATATAAAGTACATTTACTATCGCAATACTTAGAAAGCACTTCATCTCTACAACTAAAGTTATATCCATCTTTGTTAGTAATACTTCTTAGTACAGTACTAACTTCTTCATTAGGCAATGGTTGTGTTAATGAATTGTTCCAAGTTCTAGCCATACTCATAACAGCTTCTTTTGGAAAACCAAACTTTGTTATCCACAAACTAGCAAGACGTAATAAATGCTTATGTCTATGTCCATGTACGTAACCAGCATTATACATATGTTGTATACATGTAATATGCTTTGTTGGTTTGTATTTGACATTAGTAAATATAGCTTTAGTTACTTTTTCATTTTTCTTACTAGGTATATGTGGAAGTAAGCTAGGGTAAAGCTCACTTACCTTATCAGGTAACTTCTTATGTGCATACATTTTAGAATTGGTTTTAGCGAAATCCAATACATATGTGTATGACCATTTGTTAGAAGTAACTGCTGATAAAGGTAAGGGAACTTTATACCTGTTTGATTTTTTGTTAAGAGAATAGCTTGAACGAATAAGTCTCGTATTATCGTATATATTATCTATGTACTTAGCAAAATCACGTTGCATAGTTGCACGAACTTGTGCTGCAATGCTGCTGCTAGGTTCAAAACCATATATATCTGGTAAATGTATGTGAAAACCTCTACCAGAAAACCATACGTTAATGTGTTCATGTTTAACACCTAACTTTAGAATGTCATTAACAAGGTTACCAACTTTATTTATTGTTTCATCACCTTGTTTTTGTCCTTCTAGGTCTACGTCAATATATAACTTATCTATTGCCTGTTTGCCATTGTATTTAGCTACGCTACCATTTTCTTCAAAATGCTTATTTATTTCATCAGGATGATATAAGAACATACTACGATATAGTTCTCTCCCTTTGTTTTTGTTTAGCACATCTTTGAAATCAGCAAGCGTACAGAACTTTTTGCGATTTGCAATTGTATTAATTGCGTATTCTATTAGATAGTTATTAATTCCCATGTGTGTTCTGTGCTTTTTGTTTGTATTTGTTTAACTTCTTTTACATCAATAGCCTTCATTAGCTCAGGATTACGTTTAAATTCACGCCATTGTCTACCTGCAGTACCTGCATTAAACATGGTATCGTAAAATAACAAACCATAATCTCTTAGGTCTTGCTCAATCTCGTGGCTGGCAACTAAAAAGTTACCAGCGTCTATACGAGATTTAAGCCAATTCAGTAATATTGATTTTACTGTAGGCTTATGCATTATAAGTCCATATCGTCATCTACATCAGAACTATCAGCAGAAGGTTCTTCAGTAGGTTCTTCATAGACTTTAATCCATCCATCAGCTACTTGCTTGTCAAAATCTGCTTTGTGAGCATCTTGACCAGCAGCTGCTGACATAACAATGTCATAATCATTCCAAAATGGTTTACCATCGTCTTTAAGCCTATCACTAGGATATGTAATATAAGAAAACTCTTTACCTACTGCTTGGTCAAACCACGCATCAGGTATTATCATATCATCGTTGATGTCTTTAGTGTTAACACCTACAGCCTCAAAGAATTTAGAAACTTTAAATGCACTTCCCCATTTGTTTTTAGGGTTGTCTTTTTTGTAGTTTCCAAAAATAGTAAATGTGTAGTCATAAGACTCACCATCTTTACTTTGTTTTTCTATTACAACATCTAAACATACATCATTGTTCCAATTCATATATGATTTAGGTGGTTCATTGTATCTTACTGATACTGATTTAGCTTTAACGACTTGTCTGTAACATGCAGCCATTATTTAGTCTCCTTTGCTTTTTTAATTGCGTTTTGTAATTTAGTTATAGCTTTAGCAGCTCTTTCTTCAGTAGGGTTTTCGTCAATTAATTTTCTAACCTTTGCTGAAGTACCAGAACCTTTTAAAGCTGGATCTCGTGATAATCTATCTAACTTGATATTTTGCTCTACAGTTATGTGACCTTTTGTAGGTTCTTTACCATTAAGCAATGTCTGTTTACGATTATCCATACTATCAGAATCTTCTGTATCATCAATAGCAAACAAACCATTACAAGCATACTTACGAGCATACGTTGATGCAGTACCTGTCATCTGTGGGTCATCCATACCTTTTTTACCAACAGATTCTCTAGCAAATGCATCTACAGATTTAGAATCATTTCCATCAGATAGTTCAACTGTTGCTTTAATGTATGTACCATTGTTTTTGTCTACTAGTTCATCAGAAATTGTAATAATGCAACCAGTTTTATCTAGCAGCGGCTTTACATTTTCAAAGATGTCATCTAGTGTTCTGTAGTTAAATTTAGCAAAACTATTTACATTTGACTTTTTTACTTTCAGCTCATGCTGTATGTAATTTAGTTTTTCTGTAATAGTTGCTGTTTTAAAGTCACTCATTAATTACCTCCTAGTTTAAACTAATGTGTTGTTGTTTTTTTGTAACTTTTACAAACTTCTGTGCTATTTTAAATGCTTTTACATTATAATCATAGCCAGCACCAAACTGTGTAGTTCTTACCCAGTCTTTGTATTGTTTGTCATGTGTGTAGTACTGTGTTATTGCATTGTATGCATCCCATAGTGTTTCACCTTTATTACCTATACCATTGTAAAAGTTATCTTTTATCTTATTATATACAGGTAACGCAGTATTGCGTACAAATATATCCATATCAGGTTTGGATTCTTTGTTTCTGTCTTTTAAGAATGGTATAACTGTTTCAAGATATAAGTCTAATGAATCTTCGTTCATTTCTACTTCGTTGAAATTATTCATATCATTAATAGCAGTTTTAAAGTCACCGTTAGATCTTGCTATTATATTTGTAAGATTCTTTACTCGTTCTTTAATGCTACTAGTATGTTTTAATGAATAGTTCCATTTAGCCTGTTTTGATAATGCTAGTTCAATAGTATTGTAACATACTACACGAACACCTGTAGGTCTGAAAACACTACCAGCTGAACCATCGTGTGATGTATATAATAATACATATTGGTCTATTACGTCATCGTTTCCAACAGTATATCTTTCTGGTGATTTAGCAAGTATCCATACTTTTCTACCATCTTGAACGCTACCAGCTGTTTCTAATTTGAAACCCATATCTAGTAATGGTTCAAATGGTGCAAAAGCTTCTTCGTTTTGTAAAACACCATATCTTTCAGACACACCTTTACCTAGTACCTGACCAGTATCTGCTCTATATGTGCAGTATCCTCCAGTAGGCATTGCTTGGTTGTGTATATTGTTGTCAAAGTAATAAGTTTTACGTTTATTTACTTTCCAACCTAATTTAGCATATTGTAATGCTTCTTCTATTGTTGGAGCATCTTGCACTCTAATTCCTTGCTTGTGCCAAGGTGTATCTCCAACGTACATCATATTATCTATAAATGCTGGACTCATATGTCCTCCCTTTCTAGTGATAAGTTTGTGTGACAGTCTAAACAAATTAAATTTTCCTGCACATTGTTTTCAATTTCTGCAGGAATATATTCTTTGTTTTCATGTTCACAGTTTTTTTGTTTCTCCATAGGTTTGTCTTCCTTTAATTTTAGCTTTAGCCTTTAAATGAAAAAGCTCTGTTTGTAAAGTGTCAGCTTTTGGTGCTGATAACTTTTCTAAACCAAGTATAATTGTATCTACTTCGTCTAGTGTTAAAAGCACCCCAAACTGTAACCTATTATCTTTATTTAATTTCAGATACATTATCATAAACTCCTAAGTGATAATCAATAGCTTTTGATAACTCTTTAGCTTTAGTTACATACAATGGTTTAGCTGTACCAAGTTGGTCAAGAAACTCTTGTATGTCTTTTAATAACTCTTTAGTTGTCATTTTCTTTCTCCTGTTGTTTAAGATGTTGTTTTATAATTACTTCTGTAACACCAAATCTATCCATGCCCTCAAGACAATTACGCAATTGTACTTCTGTTTGGTTTTTATGTGTTATTGTTGTAGCTCCATCAACAAGTACTTCTATGTCGTAACGTTGTTTATTACTAACAACATTACCAACTTTACTAGTTGCTGTACCTACGAATCGTAACACATTGTTTAAACCAAAAGCAAGATAACCTAATGTTTTACTAAATTGACCAAGTAATGTCATTTTATTCATTTATGTTCTCCTCCTTCTAACCATCTATCAATATGGTTATTTTCTAAATCCCTTAGTTTATTTTGTATTTCTATCGCACTACACTCTTCTTTAGTTAATTCGTATCTAAAAGGTGCTGCTTGCATTTGCATACGCATAGTTTTACCTTTTTCATATGCATCTTCAAAGCATTGTGGGCAATACAAAACATCGTGACCTTTAGTTACATATTCTTCAGTTATTGAATCTAGCTCTACATAACTAGTTTCAATCATTTCTGGTTTGACGTTTGGATGTATCATACATCTCATTTTTACCTCCGTTTGTTTTATATTAGAAATAAAGGAAGCAGTTTGTGTACCAAAGGAAGATGAAACATAATAATTACTTCCTTTATTCCTGTTAGAATTTAATTCATTTCTAAGAGAATTACTATTAGTTTTTCTCTTCTTGTTCTATAATTCTGCCATCTTCAAACATCCAAACACCTAAGTTTTGGAATCTTGAATAATCGTCAGGATTGCCTCCATGACAAGCACACATTACTGCAAAATCTTGTTCTGTTATTACCATTTTGTTCTCATGTCCTTTCCTTTATATTTTTTGATTAACTTTTTTAAGTTGTTTGGCTTACGCCACAATACTCGTTCAGTAAGATGAGGTGTATTATGTCTAATACCATATTGTTCTCCGTAATATTTTTCTATTACATCTACAATTTCATTTGGATAATGTTTTACTTTTGCACCTAAGTTTTTTAACAAACCTATTTTCATTTGTACAAGTATTATACCCTCATCGTTTCTGTGACCACGACATACAAAACCTAAATCAATCCAATTGTATGCACTACGTTTGTATTCATTTGGTTCTAATATCATTAGCCCTTCGGTTCTTGCTGTTTGTTTTACTATTAATCGTTGCATTCTTTATCTCCTTTGTCAATTGTTAAAACCCATTTAAGTGCATCTATTAAACCACTTTCATAAATATCATTTTCATAGATTTTATCAGAGATAGGTTCACTAGATAGGATATCTACAAGTCTTTGTATTATTTCATCTTTTGATTTTACTTTTATCATTGTTTACTCCTTTTGTTAATTTTTAGAGGTTATACACAACCCTAACACTTCTTCTACTGTCACATCGTTGCAAACTCGTGGTAGATTCATCGTGCCTTGTACTAAACTATCATTTCATATATAGTTTTTCCAATGGTGGCTAATGTCATGACGTTAACGAATGTTAATGCGCATAACCTCTTATAGTTTTATTAGGGAGCTTCTTACTATTCACTATATGGCGTGTTACCCCACACTATATATAGTTTCATACTTCAGTCAGCTCCCTAATATATTTTGCTCTGTTTTGGTGTCAAGGTACAGAGCAAACCTTGTTTGAGTAACAACTCGGCGAGGGCGATATCTTTATTACAGCAATAACCTACCATTGTTCTCTAACTTTACATTTAATCTTAACTGTATACGCTATGTGTTGAATAATTTCAATGAATCCACATAGTCGCAGGAGATATGTAAAGATAATATTATGCTACTTGACTGGTTAGTTAATTAGTCTAACCCAAGGTAATGATTAGGGTGTCTATGACTCTGCTGTCTCATCTTGACCTATACAGATTGTGGTACCAAGACAGGCAATAACATCTACTAATTCATGAGAGCTTGCAGTAGCATATTACTTAAGTGATAGCTTTCGCTAGTGACAGATCTTTACTATCTTACTAACTACCTACCTTAAGACTAGAAATAAAGGAAATTGTAAAAATCTTGTTTAAAAGTCAGCTTGTTTCCTTATGGTTTAGTTTTTTTTTGTGAGCTTTTGGGCGAGCTAAAAGTAAGGGGTGACTGAAGAATGAAGGAACACATCTAGCACAATAATGTGGTGCCAAATACTGACACCACACTATTATTCATAAGGTTATTCTACTCTTCAGTAGGGACTACCATATATCTCAGAGTATCATTTTTGCAATGATGTACTGTACCCTCTGCAAGCATAAACTTAGCTTTGGTTAATATATCAGTAGTTTCTACAAATTCATCTTCACAGGTTTTAATGTCTTTAATAAACATATTTACAATAAAACCCTCATCAATCACATCTGCTATATCGTCCATTTGTATAGCTGTATCTTGCCATACTCCGTTTGTATTTACAGATTTATTAAACCAAATGCGTTTACTGGCTCGCTTTTCATTGCGTGTTTCAACCATTTTCTCAATTGATTTCCAATATTCATCTAAAACTGTTGACAATTTACTCATGTTATCTTCCTTATTTTAGTTTGTAGTGTTCAAAATGAAACACCAAAGATAAAGGATTAAGTTAATAATAGTAAAAGAGCAACGAAGTTGCACATTTAGTAAAATTGCTCGGTGCTTGTTTATAATCCCCCTCCCCTTTTATTCACTTTCAAATTCAAACTCTTTTGTAATCTTTCTTAAATAATCAATTTCTTTCTCAAGCTCATCAATTTTTTTTAGAGCCTCATTCCAACTTGATTTTAAATAGCTTATTTCTTTGTGTAATCTATTCTCTTCTTCTAACTGCTTAATCCATAGGTTTCTATACTTTTCAGCATTTTTATTCAACCTATTTACTAATGAAGGGATAACTATCATATCATCGTCTTCATTATCATATATTTTATAATATTCTTTTTTATTTCTTGCTGGCATTTTTCTTTTTCCTTTTTGTTAATTGTTAGTATATATATAGGATTTTTTAAGGGTAGAAAGTTGGCTGATTGCATACCGCCCTGTCGTCACAGTATTAATTATCTACCCTTAATTTAATGTTAAAATAATATATTTATCTTTTCTTTTAAATCCTCTAAACCTTTAACTCTACCTTTAAGATGTCTAACATCATTTCTATAATCTTTGTTATCAAGATAATTAGGTAGGTTTTCTATGGTTTCCATATCTTTATCTATTTTATAAATACTATCATTTATTAATTTTAGCACCATTTTTATATTTAATGATTGCATATTATACTCCATTGTTGTTATTAAAATATTATAGATAAAGGATTAATGGGGGCATTTGCATACCCCCAATATCTCACATATCTTGTAATCCACTTAATGTGATAGCTAATTCATTCTTAAGATTTATTTCATCCTTTAGTTGTATCTTTAGTTTAGCAATTTCATCATTCTTTTTTTGCAAGTTTTTTACATGCTGTTGGCATAGTCTGCTGTATTGACTACATCTATGTTCAAGTAGTTCGATACGTTTATCGCTATGTTCTTTCAAAGCTCTTAACTCTCTGATTTCTTCATCTTTGAACATTATTGGTGTTGCCAATATATCTTTATTATCTCTTTGCATTATTTACACTCCGTTGTTATTATTAAGAAAAGATTGCCCTGCAACCTAATTATAGGAAATTTTATGCAGGGACTTTTGGTATTATTGAGTAAACTCTACAGATTGAATAGCACTATTCTGTGCAAATCTATGAGTTGCCTCATCACGAGCAAGTTCTTTAGTACTGAACTTATCTCTGTTTATTAACTCAACGGAGCCTGAGTTTAAATCTTGAAATTCGTAGTACAAGCTCCGTTCACTAATACATACTATCATGTATACCTCCATGTTTATTTATAGATAAAGGATAAAGTATTTGGGGGGATTTGCACCCCCCTAGTATTATGTACTATGCGTCACAAGCTGGACAACCATCGTGATGACTATGTAACTCTTCAGTACACATTTCACGCTTACCAACTTTGATAGCTGTTTCAACTCCAGCTGATGCATATGTGTAAGCTACCTTTGCACCAGCACATAGTATAACACCTGTGCCTACAAAGAAATAACCAGTATTTTGTAAGTATCTATTCATTGATTTCAATCTCCTAAGTTAAGTTAACTAAATACCAGAGATTTAGGATTACTCTAACTATATGTAAGGATTATATATATTACCACCACACGTATATGTAAGGGAATACCTGTGCGACTGCGGCTGTCTGGTAACAGACAGGGGGTCGCCAGATGTATGGTAAGGGTGGGCATTATAACGGGTGAGTGTAACGAACTCAACCTAACGTATGATTTGAACTCAACCTAATGTACCCTACCAACCCTTAATGTAATGGGGGTAGGTAACATATATCCCTCTCACACACATTCTTGTTCTAGTTTCATAAGAGTATTGGAACATTTTACTTAATTTAAAAGTTGAAATGACATAGAGTTTAACTTTAACTTAAAAGAACATGGGCAGTAAAAAGAGAGTTTACGAAGTATTTAACATGATAACAGGTAAATGGGAAAGGTCAGACATGACTGATGAAGAATATCATGCTTTACAAGACAGAATTAACACTAGTGCAGATGAATTAGAGGCTGAATTTAAGATAATTAGCAAGATCATTGAGCAAAAGCAGGGATACAATCCTGATGAGAGTATGGATTAAAGTATATAGTATATATATATAAGTTACTTATATAGTAACAGTTACTAATAAGTAACAGTTACTAGAGATTATGATAAAAATTAAACGAAGAATTAATAGAAAAACAGCAGAATACCCTATATACACTAAGGATGAAGCTGAAAATAAAAATATAAAATATTTATACTGGAAAGAGTGCAATACTGGTGACTGGGGATTAACAGATGACGAATATGTTAGTGAATGTGTGTCTAGAAAGGACTATACAGATAAAAATGGAAATATACGAACATTTATTAAGCTAACATGTGGTGTAGGATGGGGTAGTTCATTTTCTACAATAAAATTCGAGCTAAATCACGCATATGAGTGTTATTCTAAGACTAATCCTGCAAAAGATTGGAAAGAACAGGAAATAAATACTACAAGAGCAAAGAATACAGTAGGGGCATACGCAAATATGTTATTATCTGGGGATAAGGTAGATTTTGACAAATTAGGTAATATATATAGACCAGACCAAAAGATACCTGCGGCAACTGTAAGAAGATTTTTAAAACAAAAGGTAACAAAAGACATGGTAGAAGAAAAACTAAAAGAATTATTATCTAAAAAGAGTGTTAATAAAGAATTTGCAGTAGATAATCTATTAAGAGCGTTACATATGGCAGAAGGTAAGGGCGATGTTAACAACTTTCTAAAAGCTAATGATGCAATTATGGATTTACTAGAAATGAAGCCTAGTAAAAAAGTATTAACAGATACAGTACAGATAGATGTTACTAAACAAATAGCTGATACTATAGCATTGGAGGAAAATAAATTAACATTACAAAGAAAAGAGGAAACAAATGAGCAACCTGACTCCTGATGATGACTATGAACATATTAATGCTAATATTATGGAAGACCAATTAGATGTGGCTATTAGAGCATTGCATGTTATTTCTGCTATGCCTACTAGTGACCCAGAGTTTCTTTCATCCGTAGCTATTGATGCTTTAAAAGAAATGGAAACTTATGGTATGCTATGGAATGACGATTTTTATTAATGTTTGCACATTGTCCTATTATAAATAAAGAATGTGCATTTGCTACAGATTGTGGCAATCATAAGCATTGTGGTATAAAAACTGGACATTACGAAGAAACAATGATACATGGTCTTACATCATGCCCTAAACCAAAAAAGAAAAAACGTGGCAGAAGATAACAAACTAGTTATAAATAAATTAAAAAAGAATATGATAATGTTTGGTAAAATTATAATGCCAAACATGTTTACTGTACCATCTCCAGATTTTCATTATAAGATTGCTGATGCTTTACTTGATAATGCCTCCAAGCAAGTAAACATCATAGCCCCTCGTGGTCATGCTAAATCCTCCATTGTGGGTGGTGTCTACCCTTTATACCACCTTATGCATCACGAGGGGAGTAAATTAATAGTCTTAGTATCAAGAACTCAAGACCATGCTATAAAATTATTAGGTACAATTAAAGATACTCTTGATTATAGCGAAACGTTTAGAGCTATATATGGATATTGGGGACAACATAGTGCAAAACAATGGGCTAAGTCAGAAATAGAGCTAAAAGATGGTTCTATGATTATCTGCAAAGGTACAGGTCAACAGCTTAGAGGAATTAAAGTAGGCAGTCAAAGACCTACGCTTATTATTGTAGATGACCCAGAAGATGAAAATAATACTAAGACTGCTGAAGCTATGGAGCAAAACCTTAGATGGTTATTGCAGTCAGCAGTTCCCTCACTAGATCCTAAGAAAGGGAAAATAATTGTTATTGGCACACCGCAGCATCAACGCTGCTTAGTAGAAGTACTAAAAGAAATGAAAGGTTGGGTAAATATGCATTTTAGTCCAGACATGGATAAACAAATTGCATTATGGGAAGAATGGCAACCTATAAAAAAATTAAAACAGAAAAAAGAAGAGTTAGAGTCAATAGCAAGAGTAAGTGTTTTTTATAGAGAGTATCTATGTCAAATAGTTGGTGATGAAGACCAGCTGTTTAAAGAAGACTATATACAATATCATGATTATGAACTAGAAATAGATGAAGATAATCAGCATTATTTAAATACTGGTTCTGATAAAATACCAGTAAACGTCTTTATGGGGGTTGACCCTGCATCCTCAATACGCAAAACAGCTGACTATAGTGTAATTATGCCTGTAGCAGTTGATAATAATAATAATCGGTATATTCTAGAATATTATCGCAAAAGAGCAACCCCTATGAATTTAGCAGAAAGCATTATAGAGTATTTTAAACTATACAAACCTGTAAAGGTACGTATAGAGTCTGTAGGCTATCAAGAAATGTTACGAGAATATTTAAGGCAAAGAACAGAAGAAGAAAATCTGTTTATTAGTGGATTGGAAATAAAAGAGTCTCCACGAACTAGTAAATCATCAAGACTTGAAACAATGGAGCCATACTTTGCACAAAAAAAAGTATATATTAAAAAAAGTCAATTATCTTTAAAAGATGAACTATTATTATACCCTAGGGGTAAACATGATGATTTATTAGATGGTTTATACTATGCTATGAAAAAATGTTATACACCTAATCACGTAGTAGAAGATAAAGAAAAACAATCCAGCAGCAGAGTTGCAGCGAAAAGATTTGATTGGAAAACATCTTAATTTGGAACTTTTTACTTAACTTTGTAGTTTAACTTATTAAAACTCTAAATACATGCATAATAACTCTAATTCTAAAGACCCAGAAGTACAATTTACACACGACCTTTTAAGCGAATATAGCTCTGCCAGAGAAAACTGGGCAAAGCAAGCAGTAGAGGATAATGAATTTCGTAATGGTAAGCAATGGACAAAAGAACAGTCTGACGCATTACGTAATAAAGCTCAAGAACCAATTGTAGTAAATGTAATTTTTTCTGCAGTAGAGCAAGCTAAAGCTTTGCTTACTGCTAACAAACCACGATTTCAGTCAACTGCCAGAGAAACCAGCGATACAGAAGTTGGTCGTTTATTTTCTGACTTGATGTCCTACGTCTGGGATAATTCCAATGGCAACGTAGAACTCAAGCAAGCTATTGATGATTACTATGTTAAAGGCATGGGAGTTATAATGGCATATACTGACCCAGATAAAGACTTTGGTCGTGGTGAAGTTTGTCTTAAATCATTAGACCCACTTGAAGTATATTTTGACCCAAGCAGTAAAGACCCATTTTGTAGAGACTCTGGTCATGTTTTAGTAGCAAAATTAATGAGTCAAAATCAATTGATTCAATATTATCCAGAATATGAAGAAGAAATAAAAAAGGTACAAGAAACTAGTCATATAAATATTACTTCAGAAAGTAGACATGCTTTAAAATCAGAAGATGTTACTTTAAAAAGTAGAATTGCTGGAGAAGAGTTATCGGGAGATAGAGAACTAGAAATGTTTACAAGGTATTCAAAAGTACGTATGCCTTATTTTAAAATATATGACCCATATGCAAATGAAGAAAAAGTATTAAATACAGAAGAGTACAAAGATTATCAAAATGAAGAAATAGTTATTTTAACTAATTCTAATGGTGAACAGCAAATATTTACAGATGAAAAAGAAGTAAGAGGATATATTCAATTACATGAAAGTGTGGGAGACACATTTCATTTAATGCAAGACCCTATGTCAGGACAACCAGTTCCAATGGCAGGAGAAGAACATGAAGGTTCTATTCCAAATTCAACAAGTCATATTGACATTGCTAGTAAGATGCATTTAATAGAAGAAGAAAAAATATTAGTTAATGAAATTGAAATAACAAATATTAAACAATGTGTTTCTATAGGTGATATGATGCTATATCAATCAATACTGCCTATAGAAGAATATCCTATAGTGCCAATTATGAATGGTTTTAATCGTAATCCTTATCCAATGTCTGATGTCAGACTTGTAAAAGGTTTACAAGAGTATATAAATAAAATTCGTTCATTAATAATTGCACATGCATCTAGTAGTACAAACGTAAAATTATTAATTCCTCGTGGTGCAGTAAATAAACAGCAAGTAGAGCAGGATTGGGGTAGGGCTGGAACAGCGGTTATAGAGTTTGACCCAGAGTTAGGCAGTCCTATAGTAGCATCTCCAATTCCTTTGCCAAATGAGTTATATAAAAATGAGGCAGATGCTAAAGCTGATATTGAAAGAATCCTTGGTATATACGCTTTAATGCAGGGCGACATGGGTGCTGCACCACAAACTTTTAAAGGTACTGTAGCTTTAGATGAATACGGACAAAGACGTATTAAATCTAAAAGAGATGATATTGAAGAAGGTTTAAATCAATTAGGTAAAGTAGTTTTAGGCTTAATGCAGTATGTATATACAGATCAAAAAGTTTTAAGATTAATGCAACCAAATAATAAACCTAAAGAAGTTGTAGTAAATAGTCCTTTATATGATGATATAGGTAATGTAGTAGGAAAGTTAAATGATATTACAGTAGGTAAATATGATATTATTGTAGCATCTGGCTCAACATTGCCAAGTAATCGCTGGGCAAGATTTGAGTATTATATGCAGTTATATCAAGCTGGTTTAATTGACCAAATAGAGTTATTAAAACAAACTGATGTTGCAGACATGGAAGGTGTTTTACAGCGAAATGGTCAAATGCAACAAATGCAACAGCAGGTGCAAGCACAATCTGAAGAGATTAAAAAACTTAAAGGTGATTTGCAAACTGCACAGAGGGAATCACTACATGATAGAAAACGTGTAGAAGTAAAAGAATTTGAAAAGAAACTTGCTAAAGCAGAAGCTAAAGTAGAAATGGCACAACAATTATATAAAGCTAGATTAGGTGATGAACTTAAAATGGCTAGAAATGATTTATCTGAAGCAAGTGAAAACAATCCACAACGTCAAATGAATGAACGTATATTAAGTTTGGATGAGGCATAAAAGATTGAGGAAGCGGTTGCTGGAATTAACCAAATCGCAAAAAAGGAAAAGAAAATGGAAAAATTGGAAGTAGTTGATGCTGGTACTGCACCCGCAGGTAACGTAGAAATGTTTCAAGGAGAGTTGTCTGCAGAGACACCTCAAGTTGAATCAGTTCCTAACGTTGACCTAAACCCTGTTACAGGGCAAGAGGTTGCAGAACCAATTAGCCAAACCACAGAAAACGGTGTTGACCAAAAGGAAGACACTAATAGGTATGAGTACTGGCAGTCACAGGCTGATAAAGCCAAGAGTGAGTTGTCTGGACTTAGAGAAGAACTGGAGTATTATAAAAATGGTCTACAACCTGTAGAGCAAATGATACGTCAAAATCCAGAGGTTCTCCAAAGTTTAGAAACCAAGCTCTCCAACGGACAACCTGTAGGACAAACCCAAATGGGAGTTCAACAGTCTTCGTTGAAGGAGCCAACAGAACCTGAAAAACCAGTTAATTACAATGAAGTCGATGCTTATAACGACCCAGAATCAAAGTCGTTTCAGTATCGAATGGCTAAAGAAAACTATAGAGATGAATATCTTGGTTATCTAAAAGATGTTGATGCACAGCGTCAAGCTGATATGCAAGTTGCTTATCAAAGACAAGCTGCTGCTCAACAAGAAGAAGCTATGAGGCAACAAGCATATAGTCATGCTGTTAATTCATATGGCTGGGATAATCAAAAAGCAGGTGAGTTTATTCAATGGGCTTCTGCTCCTGATAATCTATCTATGGATAATTTAGCTAAGTTATTTGAATTAAGAACAAATGCGAACCCAGTAGTGCAACAAAAAACACAAGAAATGCAAAATCAAGCTCAAAGGTTATCGGTACCTAAAGACCCTTCTGTAATTACAGGAAAGTCTGAACAGCCAAGAACTGAAGAGCAAGCATTTAGTGATGCATTACTAGGACGCTAAGTAAAAAAGGAGTCAAATAAATGGCTGCAACAACAAAAAACTTAGAAGCTAGTGGAGTACTATATGATGATCGCCGAGATTTTTATGTAGACCCACAAGTAACTAAGGAACTATGGACTGACGTTGCTCCCTTTACTACAATGGTTAGTAATCAGGAAATGCGTTCAGTACCAGACCCTATATTCAAAATGTTTGAACATAGAAACCCTTGGGTAAAACAAGAGTTTCAAGCTGCAGAAGGAGCTACATTAGATAATAATGATGATGGAGATTCTTTAGAAGTTGATGGTATTTACAATCTATCATCTTCACCAGATTCTTCTTGGATTGGATTAACTTGTGAAATATGGGATGTAACTAAAACAACCAACAGAGGTATTGCAATTATTACAGCTATACCAGAAGCTAATCACATTACTGTAAAAGCATTAAGTGCTATTTCAGTTTCTAATAATGATTATTTTTGTGTAGTTGGTAATGCACATGGTGAAGGTAGTTCTGCACCAGATGCTTGGGCTGATGAACTTTCAGTTGTTCACAATTCTACTCAGATTTTTAAAACTCCTCTACAAGTAACAGGTACGCTTCAAGCTGCTGTTCTTCGTGGAGAGTCTTCTGAGCTAGCAAGATTGCGTAGACAGAAAGCACAAGAACACAAAATGCAAAAAGAAAAAGCTTTTCTTTTTGGTAAAAGATTAGGTGGTACAGATTTAGCTGATGCTAGAGATGGTGCAGCTAATGAATCTTTTACTGATGGTGGAAGAACAGATACAGCTGGAAATCTTATAAGAACTACTTATGGGATTGTAAGCGCCATAGAAACTTATGGCTCTTCAGATGCAACTAAAGATTATGAAAATATCTTTACTGTTTCTGAAGCAAGTTATTCTTATGGTAACTTTGTAGATGATATGGAAAAAGTATTTCAGTATGTACCAGAAGCAGGTGTTAAGCGTGCTTTTGTAGGTGCTGGTGCTTTAGGATACTGGTCTAAAATGGCTGGTGATTCTGGATTATCTGGAAATTCTGGATGGAGTGTTAATCTTGGTGACATGAAGCGTGATTCATTAGGCTTTAATTATAGAGTACTTGAAACACCTCATGGCATGTTACAGTTAATCCCAACTCCAGCATTGCGTAATCAGTATAATAAGTACATGGTTGTAGTTTCTGATGAGAATCTATTCCATGCACAATACAGACCAGCAATGTATCAGGCTAATATTAAAACTGACAATGCCTTTGATGGTGTTAAAGACCAATATATGTCTGATGAAGGACTTGGTATACAGCTAATTGAGAGTCATTCTCTGTTTAAAATCACAGATTAAGGAGGCTTATTATGGCTAGACCTTATTTAGGTGGTTCAAGTGCAGGACTTGTTGATGTAACTGCAGATAAAACAATTGGAAGATCAGATGCAGGGAAGATTATGTCTCTAAATAGTACATCTGCTCTAACAGTTACATTGCCAACTGATGCAAATATTGACATTGGATTTAGTATAAAGTTTATTGTTCAAACATCGAATAATAATGCTTATACAATAAAAACAGGAGATATTGCAGATTCTGGTGGTGATGATTTTGTAGGTGGTTTGATACTTGCAAGTGCAACAGCGGGTTATGCTAATGTAATAATTCCAGCTGCAGATGATTGTAACATTGTTCTTGATGCTGATGTTGCTGATGGCGGTGGACTTAAAGGTTCATGGGTTGAATTAGTAAAAATTGCATCTAATGAATGGATGGTTTCTGGATGTGTATATAGTGCAGATGCAGATACTACTGGAGCAGCGTTATTTACAGATAGTGATTGATAATAAGTAAATAAAAGAGTGAGGGGCTTTATGCCCCTCCTCTTGCGAGGAAATTATGGCAAAAAAGAAAACAGTAAAAAAGAAAGCGGTCAAACCGAGTAAAAAAAAAGACCCAGTTATGGACGCTCTAAGAAAGCCTATTAAAATATGACGCACACAGAATTAAACGCATACATTAAAAAAGTATTTCCTGATGAATTAGATTCTGATATAGCTTTGCATTTAACAGAAGCGTCTAGAGATTTTACTAGTAGAACTAAAATATTAAAAGGTGTTGAAACGTTTAATACTGTAGTAAACCAACGTTATTATGATTTAAATGATTTAGATGGAGATGATAGTGAAACAGACCAAAGACATATAGTAGAAGTAAATAAAGTAGACTATGATAATTATACAATTCAACGTTTAGTTACACCTCCAGATGAAGTGGATATAACATAATGGCTAGAACTAATGCACAAAAACATAATTGGTGGGTTGAGCGCAATCAAATAGGTATTGTTAAGTCAAGCACATCAGCAACTACTACATTTACAAGTCCTAGTGAAGTAAAAGAAATACGTTTATATGTTTCTAGAAATGATTGGGATTTTAAAGCTACTTCAGACTCTGATGCAGATAAAATAAACAATGCAAATAGCCCTAGCTTTGATAAAATATATCACATTGCATTAGCGTATTACACTATTGCAAAATTATTTGAAATAAAAGCTTCTGCAGATGAAGACCCAGAGATACTTGGGTTTGCTCAATTGTGGAGAGCTAAATATGAAGATTTAGTAGCTAAAGCAAAAGGAACAGACAATCAAGGTAAACTTGGTTCTGCTACTAGCTACGTTATTATACCCAGCGATGGGTTTTTATTATAACCAATATGACCATGAGACAAGTCACGCTCGGTAAGTCATAAGCAAGGAGAAACAAGATGGCAATTAATACATATTCAGTAAATGAAGCTAATAACGTAGGATTAGGACAAGTAGGTTCTGCTGTTTTAGATGATGGTGAATCAGTAGCTAGTATTGGAGATACGATACCTCAAGGGGTCACAATATTTGGTAATTGGAGTGCAGTCACTCTAGCTACTGGTCTTTGTATCTGTTATTTAGGCTAGATCAATGCTCGGATTAGCAGCAAGCCTAGCTAAAGGGGGAGCATCCCTCTTAACATACGTCAAGGACAACCTCAAGTTATACCTCGACTTCAAATCAAATAGGTCAGACGAACTTAAGTTTCCATCAGAGGGTTCGACATCGTTTGATGGTACAGATGATGTTATAAAAGCGGGTAATTTAAATGACGAATTACGAAATATATCTAATTTAAGTGTATCTGCATGGATTTACCCAACACATACAGCAACAGGTAATGATTATTATAGTTTAGTAAATCAATGGGATTATTCATCTGTTCAAAATTGGGGTATCTGGTTACATACAAATGGAGCAACAGATTCTGCTTTGCATTGGAATGGTGGTGGAAGTACAGGTAGTGCAGTCGAAGATGGTACAAAAAGAATAGCTACTAATCAATGGACTCATGTATGTGCTACAAAAAATGGCTCAACTATAAAATTATATGTAAATGGAAGTGAAGTTGTAAGTGGAACAGATTCATCAAGTTCTGTTCCAGATGTAAGTGGTATATTACGTATTGGCTCTCAAGGTACAAGTGGAAGTGATGATTCTTTTTTTAAAGGTAAAATGGCAAATGTAGCTCTTTGGTCAAGAGTCTTATCCTCCGAAGAAGTCCAATCCGTTATGAACAAGTCTTACAGTCAGTTAGGCTCTGTAGAAAAAACAAGTTTAGTTAGTTGGTGGGCGTTGGATACAGAAACATTAAGTGATAATCTTGCTACTGGGTGGACAAGTGCTGATGCTGAAACACTTACCACAAGTGGAGCAAATATAACAAGTGCAGTTAATTCAAGTGGTCATGCAAATATACATATTCAACCTCAAATGGTTGTTCGATATAGGGTGTATAAAGTTAGTTATGATTATACTTTAGTCTCTGGAGGTAATCCACATTTTTTTACTGCTACAAATGGCAGTCAAGATAGTAATGTTTCTACAAGTGCTACAATGGCAAGTCTTGGTAGTTCTTGGTATTTTACCGCAGGTACTGCAACTGGTCTTTCATTTTGGAAAAGTTCAAATTTTAGTATAACAGTAGATAATTTTTCTATTAAAGCAGTTACTTCAGCAGATTCACATGGAAGTAATACTGGGTATTATTCTGGAGCAACTGCATCAAATACATCATCTCATAATTCTGCAACAACTACCACATCAGTATATGGTGGCAATGCACCAATCTTACCTCGTGCAATAGACATAGCTGAATCACAAGCAGATGCGATTGGAAATGGGAGTGCGAGTTTTGATGGCAATGATGATATAATTGATTTTGGCAATCCATCAGATTTACAATTAACTACTTCATTTACTATATCAGCATGGGTTAAATCAACTGCATCAGGAACTCAAAGATTTATTACAAAATATGATGGAACAAATAAATGTTTTTATTTAGCATTACAAACATCTACAGGAAAATTTAGATTTAATGTAACAAGTAGTAATACTGAAGTAGAAGTAGATGGAACAAGTAATTTACTTGATAGTGAATGGCATCATTTAACTGCTGTATATGATGCAGGGACGTCTTTAAAAGTATATGTAAATGGTATTTTAGAAAACACTAACACTTCTTCAATTCCATCAAGTTTAGACAGTGATGCTGTTAATTTTACTATAGGAGCAGAAGCAGATAAAGAATTAGAGCTTACAGGAAATGTTGCAGGAGTAGGAATTTGGAGAGGCGCATTAACTCAAGCACAAATCCAATCCGTTATGGAATCCACTTCCTATGCCAAGATACCCGCAGATGTTAAAAGTACATTGGGTAGTGAGTTAGTTACAAATGCTACAGACTGGACAGATAGTAATAGTGATGGATTAGCAGATAATTGGACTAATCAATATGTTACAGATGGTAGTGCAAGATTAGATTATAGTATTGTGACAGGAAATGGTTTTACAGGGAATGCTCAAAGATTTGATGTTAATAGTGAAATTGGAAGTGATAGAGCAATTAAAACATCTGCAACTGTTTTTACATCAAGTAAACTTTATAAAGTATCTTTTAAATATAGAGCAAGTATTAGCTCTGGTAGTCTCCTTGTAATGGATGGCGGTAGTGGTGCAACTGTAACAAACATAACAACTCATACAGGAAATGCAAAATTATTTGAAACTTATTATGTAGCTCCTACAGGCTCACACTTATGGTTTTATATGCAAAATGCAGATGCAAATGCGTTTATGGAGATAGACGAAGTTTCAGTTAAAGAAGTCACTTGCGACCTCGTAGCGTATTATCCCCTTGATGCTGATAGTGAAGTTAAAGCATTGAGTTTTGATGGTACAGATGTCAACGACAAAATTACATTTACAAGACAAGTATTTAGTGGTGCGTTTACAGTTTCTTGGTGGTTTAAAGGCGATGTAAATACGGATTATAAAACTATTATAATGGATAGTACCGCACCTAATGATACTAATATTGGAGTAAATGATACTAATGGGCAATTAAGAATATATATAGAAGGCTCTAATGAGGCTATTTTAAGTAGTGTTCCTAATAATGAGTGGTGTCATATTGCGTTTACAAGAGATGGGAGTGGCAATATAAAAACATATCTTAATGGAGTTGCTGGTGGTACTTCTTCTGATACTGGTACTTTTGCATTAGATACAATAGGTCGTAATTGTGCAATGAGCATATCATCGGTTAGTATGTACAATGTAGAAAAATCAGCAAGTGAAGTATTGTCAATATACAATGATGGCATAGGTGGAGATGAATCATCTAATTCTGGCTTACAATTATATTATAAATTAGACAATGCAAGTACAGTAACTGATTTAAGTGGTAATGGAAATAATGGAACTGTAGCTGGTGCTACACTAATAAGTGCGGGAGCAACAGATTCTGTAAATAACAATGATGGGGTATTATACTAATGGCTACAACGATACAAAGCGGAAGATCAAACTCTCCACTACTTACAGCAGATGTGGCTTCAAGAGCCGAGGTATATGGCGGTAGAGGATTAGTGTTTGATGGTGTAGTAGATGTTGCACAAACACCATCAATAGATTTAGGTACTACTCATTCTGTTTCATGTTGGATTAAAACATCTACAGGCTCAAAAGTAGTAGTAGGTATTGATACTTCAAATTACCCAATCTATTTAAATAGTAACTTACAAGTTAATTATGATGCAGCAACAACTGCAGTAGGTAGTACTGATGCTCTTATATCTGGAGCGTGGAATCATGTAGTAGTAACAAGGTCTGGAACTACAGTTAATTATTATATCAATGGTAAAGTTGATTCTGGTGGAGCAGATACAATGGGCGCAAATAACTCTCTTAGTGGTGTATTTGGTCTTGGTGGTGTATCTGGGTTTTACTTTAATGGAAGTATGGCAGATGTAAAGTTTTTTGATGCTCAACTTACAGAAGCACAAGTACAAGAACTTTATTTAAAACCAGAGCAATCTGCTCCAAGTGCAGTACAAGACAACCTTGTTGCTTGGTATCCTATGTCTGAAGCTAACCCAGAAAGTCCACAAAGCATTGTGTATGACCATAGTGAGAAGGGATTATCTGCTGAAAAAGCAACTGGTACTACTTGGACAAAGCAAGGAGTAACTGGAGAAGTTGCAGAGGGTTCTGGAAATATTACTCATAGAGTAGCAAGTGAGGGTAATGGTACACAAGCTTATAGACCATCTTTTAATTTAACTACTACATCTGGAAAAGTTTACAAACTTGTAATTACACCTATAAGTAAAACAGGAACAGTTAGTCCATTATTACATAATGGTAGTAGTTATTTAAATATTGCAGATGGCGGTGATTGGACTTGGGATGGTAATTCTACTAAAACATATTATTATATTGGTGGCGGAGGTGGTTTTATATCGTTTGATGGAAGAAATACTTTTGATATTACCTTTACAATGTCTTTCAAAGAAGTCCTCATGGGGCAGAATGCTACTACAAATTTCTTTGGGGATGAGTTAGTAGATACTAATGCAAGAACATTTGAAAGTACATCTACTTATGGGTGGGGAGCTTATGGTAGTAATACTATTGCTAATGATTCCAATACATTAAAAATTACAAGAGATGATAATAATCAAGGTGCTTATTGGTTTTTGAAAAACGCTTCAGATTTAAGTACAGATTTAACAGTAGGAAAAAGATATTTACTATCTGGTGATTTTCTTACTACCGATGCCTCATTAAACTATACTGTGAGAGTTAGTAATGGGAGTGAAGATATAACACATTCTGGATTAAACAATACTTCGTTTGCAACAAAAACATTTGAGTTTACTGCACAACACGCTACAAATACTTTTTTAGTTGTGGAAAGTTTAACTGGTACTCAAATTGTAAAAGTAGATAACCTATCTTTCAAAGAAGTAGGAATATCCTCAACTGGCTTTACTACTGCTCAAAATGAACCATTAATTCCACAGATCCCATTGGTTAAGTACAATGAGAAAATGTTGTTTGATGGTGTTGATGATAAGGTAGTGTTAGATGGAGCTATAAGTGCTTTAGCTACTCAACATGGGACAATAAATCTATGGTGTACTCCACATCCAAGTTCTTCTGGTTCAGAAGATAATCTTTTTACTTATAATAATAGTTCTACTCGTACTGATTTATTATTTAGATATAATTGGGATGATAATAGATTGCAAATTGGAATCGCACAAAGTGGTACTCAAAAATGGTATGCTTATTCTGCAAATGGTAGCATAACATCTCATAAAGGTACTATGAATATGATTACCTTAAGCCACAATGGAACAGAACCAAAATTATACGCTAATGGAATAGAGTTAAGTATAACTTATGGAACAAATACAGATAAAACTTTTTGGCTTGGTGATATGTCTGGAGTTGATAAATGTGCATTAGGATTATGGCAATACTCTTCAGATACAAATCAATTTAATGGTATAATAGATGATGTATCATATTTTAATACTGCATTAACATCTACTCAAATCCAAGAACTATTTAACGATGGTGTCGCATTAGATGCTACTACTCATAGTAAAGCTGATGACCATTTATTAGGGTACTGGCGTAACGATGGTGTAACTACATGGACTGATAGAAGTGATATACAAGCAATAGGATTTGATGGTAGCGATGATTATATAGATTGTGGCACAGGTATTGGAAATACTTTAGGCGATAACTATGCAGGTGATTTTTCAGTAAGTATGTGGTTTAATGCAGATGCTAACTCAAATGGTCTATTTAACGCAGGAACATCATTCGGAGG